GTAACGCTCCTGCGCCATTACTTGTCAAAACGTGTGTCGCTGTACCGGGGCCAGCCGATGCCTGAAATGCGCCGGTACTTGTAGTGCCTGAGAACACCACGCTATACGCAGTTGTTGTAGAAAGACCTGTACCGCCCTGATCCGCACCAAGAGTTCCAGTAGACACCAAGTTTTTGCTTGCGTCTGTAAAGACGGGTTTGCTGGCTGTCAATGAAGAATCAATGAAGTTATTAGCCGTCAGCGTTGTGCCGTCCCATGTCAGGCCAGAAGAAGCACCAAATGCACCGGAGTTATTAAACTGTAACTGCGTGTTAGAGCCTGCCGCAGAGCCACCGCCCACATTAACAAAGTCAGAGCCGTTCCAAGCAATGATTGCCCGTGTACCCGCCGCTACAGTTACACCCGTTGTAGGAGTTGAAGGGCCACCACGAACTGTTACCGCAAAGCCACCTGTCGTATCGTTGATGACAACGTAGGTCTTAGACTGCTTCGGGGTATTGATGAAGCGTAATGCTGTACGTGCGCCTGTACACAGGAGAACCGCATACTGAGAGCTATTGGCTGTTAGACCTGTACTTGAATCACTACCTACTGTAACCGCCAAGTTAATGTCTGTATCAACCGTAATTGTCTGTGTGCCAGCAACGGCAGCGTCCACAATCTGGGAGATCGCATTGTTAACCGTATTACCCCAGCTACCGGATAGAGTTCCTTGTACTGGAAGGGTTAGTCCAATTAGCGATGTATTTGCCATTTAATTCTCCTACTGAGTAGAAATTACTGTCCAACCGGGCGATTCCGTTGTATCAACAGCACCCCAGCCCGGTGTTTGCGGATTGCTGATATTTTGCCATGTAACGCCTTGTGTGTCATCAATAATTTCCCACAAGTATCGTCCACCATTTATTTCTGTTATAGCCATCGTTTCCGTCTGGCTCACTTGGTAGTTTGCACCACCATCGTTTGTATCCGTGATTGCAACAGATTCATCCAAAAACTCTGTGTAATACGTCCCTACAGTCGTTCCTTCTGCAATAGCCATCGACTCTACGATGGTCATAATCAGCACAGCCACCTGTGCTTCTGCTATTGCAATCGATTCCGATATATCACCCAAGAATGTAGCAACTGCCTCTTCTACACTCACAATTCCCACTGAATCTGACACGCTCTCGTTGTAACTTGTCTGCGCGGCCTCATCATCTGTAATTGTCTGGCTATCCGCCACACTGACGTTGTAGCTAGTTATTGCTGCGTTATCTTCAGCAATAGCCATAGTCTCAGTTACAGACCCTGCAAAGTTAGCAACAACAGACTGGTCTTCAGCAATAGCCGCAGATTCAGATACTGCCACATTCATAGTCAGAGCTACAGTCTGAATATCCTGAATGCCCGCTGTACCACCCCACGAATCAACACCCCAAGCGTCTTGACCCCAAGACGTACCACCAGTCAACGACTCCGTAATACTTACATCAATCAACAATCCAGCCGCAGGTGAATCAGCAATTAGGGCAGTTTCAGTAACGCTGACAGGGAAAGTCTCTCCCCCGCCCCATGCGTTATCACCCCATGCGCCATCACCCCAAGCTAACGCCATATCAAGTCAATGTTAATGTGTACGTTACCGCAATCGTGTCACCGTTAACAACAGCCTTAGAACTAGAAAAATCACCAGCAGAGAACAATGTGCCAGTGGTTGAATCTTTAGTTGCGCTACCGCCAATGTTGATAAAGCAACCTGCCACCGTACCTGTGCTGGTCATAGAAAACGACACGGCAGAAGACGTTGCTTTGCTAGATGCGGCGGCGGCGCTGAATGAAGGTGTAGGACGATTGCCAGAATAAGCAGGGGCGTTAGCCAAACCAACTTCTAACCAGCCTGCGTGAGATGCTTGTGTATCAGCAACGTTAGCTGAACCCACACCCTTCAAGCCCATCACAACTGCGCCAGCGGCTGAGTTACCAAGGATAGTATCCAAGGTCAAGTTCTTACCAACAGTCGTTACTAAGTTCTGAATAGGTTCTTCCCATTTGATAAAACCATCAATGCTGTAGCAAACAGCATGGTATGTACCGTGGATAGCCATCTCATCAGAGGGCATGGTGTTGTATTTTGTAATTGCGGCTACTTGATCGGTAGCGGTGATTTTGTCCAAGCTCATGTGAGGCTCCTTAATTAGAAGAACGGATCAATGCTGCCGTCGCTGTGTTAGCAGGCATTGTGATGGTGAAATTGGTAGATGTTTTGTCAGACCCAAAGTCCAACACAGCAATGGATTTATTACCCTGAGTAACGTTGTAGATTAAGGCACAACGTGCCGTCACGGATGCGTTAAACACCACATCGGCAAAGTCTACAAAAGCTGTATACCCAGAGGAGCTAATGGTTACACCTGTAAGAGTTACACCACCAGCTACGTATCCAGTTCCCGTAACCTCGCCTACCGTCGTGTAAACAGTGGTTGCCTCGTTTAAATCAGCACTAGCCGTGTACAGAGCAATCTTTAGCGTATTGGTGGATAGGTTATGAACGCCTGTATATAGCTCTGTTTTAAAGCTGGTCGTCTGGGTTTGGAGAATGTTGCTCATGAAACTGCGACCCTAATCTGACCATCACGATAAGCATCTGCGCGTTGCTTACCATCACCCAAGTTCTTGAGGAGCGCCATAGCTTGTACATACCGCTCTTGGTACACCTTGTACATACCGTCTTCCGGCGCGCTCTTCATGTATGTTCCTGCTTCAGACAGAGTGCCATACAGCAACGCAGAGTCAAAATTATCACCCAGCCATGTGGTCAATGCGGTAACAATAGATTCTGGATAGTAGTAATAATGCAGTTCTGCGTAGTAGTTGGCATTTGGCGTAGGGCCAAGAATGAACGACAGTTCATTAACGTTAGCTGACTGTGGGCCAAAAATGGCGTAGTGCTTAGGCTCAGACTGCTGTGCACTCAAAGGATATGCTTCACGGACAAAATTTACATCTTTGTTTAGCAGGTACAAATAGTCGCCTTGAAAAGTGACCGTGGTATTGACTGTACCGCTGTTAGCTACAGTTAAAGAGATTGTAGTTCCACTAATAGCGCGAACAACGGCGTTAGTGCCAATGTTTGTGCCCGTAACTTGTTGGCCTACAGCAATACCCGTTGTACTTGTTACAACAATACTTTTTGCGCCAGCCGTGCCAGTAGCAGTTGTAGAGTTAAACGGATATATAGCAAGGCTATATGTTGACAAAAAGTCTTCTGGGCAAGCCAAGTACTTGTTGCCGGTTGACAATACACCCGTCACGTTCTTACGCAAGTTGGCAATCTGCACCGTGTTATAGATGCGTTGCTCCGCCTGCTTAATCAGCGTGTTGATAGTTGTGGTATCAAACGTGTTCTGCGTATAGTCAACTACCGCAGCAACAAGTTGGGCGTATGTCATTGCCATAATTTAAGCCATTGGCCCCCGAGCCATCAAACCTTTAGTAGCCGCGCCTGTACCGCGAACCTTGATACCAGACGTTTTAGTTGCTGGTTGTGCACGGCGAGAGATGTTGCCTACAGACATATTGACTGTATTTGCATCACTGTGGTCAGGGCCAGAGCCGGGGTTGTCAGAAGCTTTAACAGCTTTACCAGACATCGTGTGTGGTTTGGCATAGACCTTGGCATCGCCAACTTCTTTACCCATTAATTTTTTACTGTATGTAGCCATGATTAACCTCGTTTCTGATTGGCAATCTTTGCCAAGTTACGACCCATAGTCTTCATATCGGCATTGGTTTTACCCTTACCTTTGCCTTTACCGCCGTGCATCATGCCAGAGGTAGGGCCGCTATCACCTAAATTTTTACCTTCGGTTTTGCCTTTTTTAGCAATGCCGTCGGCTGATTTTCTGAATGCCATTTTAAGCTCCTTAAGATATGCTTACTGTACCAACAAATGTCGTTGCCACCAAGTAGTTTGGCGTCAATCCTGCATCATTTAAACTAGACCCACCAACTGGAGCCCAGCCCCATTGAATATCTCGTGAACCACCTGACAAGTTGCCGTTAAAGTTAACACCAGAAGTTACATACGTTGTATCTCTACGTGGGTTACGCAAAGCTTGTGGATCATCTACTGGAAACGTACCTAACATTAACTGTGGCTGATCGGGATCCCAGCACTCAGGGCAAACCAACAACTCATACTTACGCTGCTTAATGATCTCTGTCTTAAGCTGTTTTAGTTTGAACTGCTGGCCACAGCGATCACATTCAGCAATCGCTATCTTGCCGGATGCGTACCGATTACCCATTAGTAACCTCCGCCACTTCCAATAAACATTGGCCTAGGAACAAGGCGAAGCGGAGCTTTCTCACGGTCTTCACCAGCGGCAATTTCAAAAGTCTCGTCGTAAATCTGTTTAAGCATCTGGATGCGGGGCATCAATTCAGGTACTTTGATTGCAATGTGGTACGCCAAACCAGCCACAAGGCATGGTAAAAAGCGGAAATTCATGTCAGCAGTCTCAACACCAGCGCCAGCATCCTGCACCCTACGCAGTCTCCAGTACACAAACTGATACGGCGTGCTGTTATCAGGTGTGGGCCACACAGTCACAGCTGGTAGTTGAGGAACAAAAATAGCTGAGCCATCAGTATGGGACGCGGCAGTTGTGTTGTTCTGACCACGGTACACACCACCTAGGGTATTCCCTGATACGTACGTGTAGTAAATATCTTCTGAATCAATACGCATAAACCCTGAGCCAGCTAAACCCACTATGGTGTTAAGCGTTATTGTGGTGTCCGTTGCCGTAATCGCGCCCACCAAGACTGAATTGGTTGGGTTAGTTTCACCAGAAAGGCGCTGAATCCAGACTTGAATTGGGCGAGCTTGGCTAAGCTTGTTTGGAATAGTTGCATAAGTAGAGACGCTAATGCGTGAAATAGTTAGGTCGGCTTGCGTAGAAGCAGTGTTAGATCCAGTACGGATTACATGTTCTAGAAGGTCAATGGTGTCGGTCGGCAGTGCATACGTGGCTAAACCGGGGGTCAAGTTAATGATCCCCTGCTCCATTGTCCACATGTTGATGCCTTTGTTCTGCCACTCAACAGTCATGAGGTTCATTGAGCGACGTGCTGTACGCAGGTCATAGCCAGAACGCATCTCACGGCCAGCCCTCTCCCACGCCTCTTCAGCGATCTCCGTGAAGTCCATGTTAAAGAGGGTTGAGCCGGTAGTAGTCATTGCTTATCCTCTGATTGAACCAAGAAGTTCTATTAGTCTGCGTTGTTCGTCTAACGAACCGCCTCCACCGTTTCTAGCAAGTGCTTTTGCAATCAGTGCAGCTAAGCCCTCACTTTGTTGACCACCTGAACGTGAAGTTAAGTCTTGTAATAACTTTTTTAAATCATCGCTGCGTTTTGGCGTTGGGCTAAAGTCTACAGGTGGTAGATAAAACCCCGGGTCTTCTATAAAGTCCATAGGGGGTGATGGATTGTAGTAATCCACAGGTCGCGTTGGAGTGTAGTCCACAGGCGGTTGGTAAAAACCGGGGTCTGTTGGGAAATCCACAGGCGGCTGGTAAAAACCGGGGTCTGTTGGGAAATTTACTTCGGGCTCAATGTACGTTTCAGGCATTGGCTCTTCAGGATAATAGGGCATTGTCGGCGCAATAGGCTCTTCATACCTTGGCTGTGGGTCTGGGCGTGGCATTTCAGGCTCTGGGTTATACCCAATCTGAGGGCCATTTGGCACTTTGGTATAGCCTTCTCCGTTCCAAACATAACGATACTCAGATGGCGTAACACCTGTTGTGGCGTTGTGCATATCTAATTGCTGTTGCGTATAACTAGAAATAGGCTGACCATCGTAGCCAATCTCAGTTAATGTGCCATCAGCTTCTTGACGGTAAGAGGTGCGCGGCCCTTGTGGTTGTTGCGGTGCAATATATGGCGTTTCCCGATCAGGAGCTATTGGGCGTGATGGCTCTTCATAACGTGGCTCTGGGCGTGGGTCTGGTGTAGGTATCCCTCTTCCACCTTCGCCCGGGCTGTAAGGAATTGGCTCCGGTGGGGTCAGTGCTTGCGGCGTAGGTTGTGACGTTTCAGGTGCGTAATATTTTGACAAGATAGAACCAATTGTATTTTCGTCTATCCCCATACTTAGGAACTGATTTCGCAAATCATTAACAACACCAGCCCCGCCAAACGCATCATACGCACGGCTGTAGTCTGGAGCAGTGCCAGTAACATCACCACCCGCTGCGTATTTACGCATGGCAGAGCGCAGGCTCACAGGAGCTTTACGTAGTTGTGTAGAGTTTGTGGCTGCGGCGGCCTTTGGAGCGCCTTTAGAAGCCATTAACTGTTCGTATAGAGACGCCATTATCTGAACCCCGCTGTTTTCTTTGCAATAGATTTAGGTTGCGCCACAAACTGTTTACCAGATGCTTTACCAGCACGTTTGGCTTTGGTTGTAGCTGCGTATTCTGCTGGGCTTAAAGATTTAATAGCCGCTTCAGGCAAATATCGCTCTCCCGTCTTACTTGACGGTTTACCAGACTTGGTGCGCCATTTCTGGTCACCCCAATCTTTGAGCGATTTTTGAGGAGCTTTCAATCTTTGTACCCCCCGCCAGCTTCTTTGTACTTCTTAGCAACAAGTTGCGCTTTGCGTGCAGACCATTGACCTGCCCCAGTACCATGTGTGTTAGCAGCCTTTACCTGAGAGACAATCCGCTTACGCAAACCGGGTTTCGTGTAGTTGCCAGCAGCATTGACTTTGCCGCCCTCTTTGTACTGAGTAAAGTCAGTGTCATCCCGACGTGCTTTTTTCTTTGCACCGGGCATCTTGCTTGGGGATATGGCTCCCATACCACGGCTTGGCATCATTTTGTTTTACCTTTAGCTTTTTTGGCTAAAAACAATTTATCAACCATCTTTATCCGCTGGGGTTTGGTTGTAACTTTGTTAATGATAGCCAGTCGTTTGGGTTCACTTGCACCGTAAAACCCAGCCTTTTTTAAAGACTTAACTACACTGCCTGCGGGTTTTGCGGTTGCCATATCAGCACATCTTTCCGCGTGTCTTACCACGCTGAGCAATACCGTCTGCACGGGTAACGCCACCACTGGCCATCTTCTTAGTTTTACTCACAGATGCGCCATCCTTGTCTTGTGGAACTGGCATACCTTCGCGGAACACTGTGTCTTTTGGAGGCGCAGTTTTCTTAGGCGCAGGCTTAGGCGCGGTCTTTTTTACAGCGGGTACGCCTTCTGGGTCAGTAGGAGGTTTACCCATTTCAGCGGTATAGATACCACCTTCAGCGTATTTTTTCATGGCTTAGCACTTCCCGCCATTTTTCATGGTAATCATTGTGCCCTTAGTTTTACCTTTAGTAGCAATACCATCACGGCTAGAAGAAGTTTTAACCGAACCCATTTTAGATGAAGCCATACCGCCAGCCTTCAGACCTTTGTGAGCCTTGGAAGCTGGCATGCCTGCATGCTTAGCCAAAGCTGCTGGCATTTTGCCTTTAGCCATACCGCCCTTAGCCATTTTGCCTTTGCCGTCAGCAGCAAAGTCAGGAACCATTTTGTCGCCCTTTTTGACCATGGTCATGCCACCGTCGGCGTATCCGCCCATATTCATCTTTTTCATATCGCCACCTTTAGAAAATTTACGGCCCTTGTCGGCCTGATTGAACTCTTTACCCACAGACTGTGGGACGCCTGCTTTCTTAGCAAACGATGGGTTGTTAGCCACCGCTGCCATGAAATTGTGTTGCTTCTTACTCGTCGATGGCATTTACAGCCTTCTTACGTTTAGTCATTTCACGAACAGTATCAGACTCCCAGATACGGAGACCAAGATAAATAATCGTGAACAGAGAAGCCAGAGGTGGAAGCCACGTAGCCATAACGCCAACAGTTGTTAAGACTGCTGCGCCATCTGCAACTGCTTTAGCTGTGTCATGCTGGGTCATGTTAACAATTCCACGCTCTAAGAGCTTTGTTGATTCGTGAATCCGGATCGTTGGCGGTCTTGGCAGAGGTTAGCTTCTTTTTCATCCCGCCCATCCTCGCACAGAAAGAGTCGCGCCGGGAGCCGCCTTCGGGCTGGGGAGCCTTCAAGTTCATACCTTGCGCTTTCGCGGAGGCCCGACCCTTGGCGTTCAAGCCGCCCTTCTCGGACTTGCCTTCTTTCCTCTGCCATGCTGGACTCTTAGCCATAGTAAATCTGCACTGAATCAATAGCAGTCATCAATGCATAAATACCTTGAGTAGCTAACACACCTTCGCCCGGAATAACGGGTGCATTACTAAAAGTATCAGTGCCGTCTATTTCGTAAGTCATCAGCCACCGACCACCGCCACTTACATACGAAGCCGCAGTAGAAGTAATTGTTCCGGTGTTAATGTCTGTTAGCGTAAATGTATCCGCGCCTGTGCGAGTGATAGTGTAATTTCCATCAGTTGCTGATTGACTTGTATTGCTGTCAAAGTGAATACCAACAACAGCGCCTGTAGACAAGCCGTGAGCAGTCTTTGTCACCGTCACAGTTGTACCAGAGCGGGCATAAGTAACACTAGCCGTTACAGGTACAGAAGCGGTATCAAACAACACTAAAGTGCCATCCGTGCCAGAACCAAAAAACGAAATGCCTTTAACGCGATTTCGTCCAAGAACAAAAAAACCACTTTGGTTTAAATGCCCTTGCTTAACGTCTGTTTGCATCATAATCAATCTCCTTTAAAAAAGGGGCCGAAGCCCCTTGGGTTGATTAGGAATCTGCGAATGGTGTAGCAACAGTGCTAGAACCAATAACGTTTCCAGTCACCATGTACTTGTCAGCAGCAACTGCGACAATTTGAATCCATGTGCCTGCAACACCGCCGGTAGTTGTACCGTTCAAGTTGATGAAGTCATTAGAAGAGCCGTTGGCAGTAAAGCCAACAACCGCGCCAGATGAGTCTGAGTCAACAGAAATCACAGTGCCAACGTACAAATCGCCGGAACCAGAAGTTGTACCAATCTTCAAAGAGCTTGTGGAGATGGTAGTAGGAACCCAGATTGTGTAAACAACGCCTTCGTTGTTAGCTGTGCTTGGGTCTTGACCGGGGCCAGATGTTGTAGAGTTTGCTGAAACGTTGATTGCTGGCAAAGTCAAAGTGACTGCCGCCGCCAAAGAGCCACCAACAGCGATGATACGACCGCCGTGAGCTTCTGGGCTTAATGTAGTGCTGGTTGTGATGTCAACGATAGACGCTGGGCCTTGTTGATAAATGCCGCCCAATGAACGAACTGGGCCTTGAAACGTAGTGCGTGCCATGATAATTCCTTACATGCAAGTTGGGGTGTTCTGTCTGCATGTCGTCAGCCGGGACTGTCAGAACACCGGATAAGCCCGGGTTAAATACAATATACAACAAAAGAAAAGGGGGCACAAGGCCCCCCTTCAAATATTTCCTAAGAAATATTAAGCTCCGGGTGAACCGAAGATACCCAGTGGGTCTGACACACCGAAGCTATAACGCTCACGGGCTTTGTATCTCACGTTCCCTGTATCGAAGTCACCATCCATTCCAGTGCTCATAGGAGTACGGATAAAGTGCTTCAAACCGTTAGGCACGTCTGTCAACAGGAACCAAGCATTGGTGTCTGTCAAGTAGTGGTTAACGCAGTAGCCGTCAGGGATAGAACCATTGTTCTTCAAAGCGTTGATGTCGTTGTCAGCAGTAGAAACGCGGAGTTCGGTCTCAAGCAGACGAGTCGCAACGAATTGCAGAGCAGGTGGAATTACCAACTTCTTAGGCTTAGCGGCGATCAACAAGCTACGCTCATCTGTCCAAGCAGCGATCTGAATAACGGCATTCTCAAGAGAAGTCTCGTTCAAATCGGAAGGAGTAGATGGAGTGTTACTGTTAGTACCACCAGAAACCAAGGGGTGAGCAGTAGAGCAAAGCACCACGCCGTCGCCGTATGTTGGGCCACCTGTGAAGGCGTTGTTCAACACAAAAGCGGCTTTAACCTGCTTGGTGTAAGCCATACCACGGGCCAGAGCCTTGGTATAACGTGAAGACAGGCTGTCGTACAAGTTATCTTCCACAGCTTCCTCTGTGATGGCAAAGCCCATCGCAATGGTTTCGTGTGTGTAACGTGCAGTAAATGCTTCCTGTGCGTTGTCATAAGCGATGGCAGAACCCTCGTTTTTAACAGGTGCAGCAGCAAAGCCAGACAGCTTTGTCTCTTCTTCAAAGCTACGCTCAGATGACTCTGTTTCGTAGATTTCTTTGTGCTCTTCGCCGTATTTAGCGTACTCAAGACCGAACAAAGCGTTCAAGCCGGGGAGTAATTCTTTGAGCAGTTGTGCGCGTGAAATAGCCATGATTTAGCTCCTTAGATGCCAACGGCGTTAGTGAAAGCGGAAGCGCCGGGATTGAACTTAACAAACACTTCAGTGTAAGTATCAGTCAATGGTGAAGCGAAACCGATGATCTTAAACGCAGCGGCAGTAGTAACTACTGTGCTTTCCAATGCGCTGGTAGAGTTACCTGTACGGGTGTTACCTGTAGAAGTAGACTGTGCAGCAGCAAAGAAGGTGTTTGCGCCAAGAGCGGCCTGAGTAACTTGGCCATCCAATTGAGCTTGGAAAGTCACGTTAGGGTCAGTGATAACGTAGGCTGTAATAGGGCCGCCGTTAGCTGTACCAGAAGGATAGTACTGACCGTAAATCTGTTGACCTTGCGCGTTAACGTAAGAGCAACCGACAAACACGCCCCAAGCACCCATACTGTCGCCACCAAGGTTATTGGTAGTTAAGTCTGCGCCGGTAGCGGTGGACAGAGCGATATAACCGTCAGCGCCAATGATAACTGCTTGTCCAAAAAACAAGTTAGTCGCTTCACCAGCGGGGTCGATTAGGAACTGACTCGTAGCGCCAGCATAAGGCATGCCGTCGTTACGGTTAATGGCTCGTAGGCCATAGGGGGTATTGGTCATTGACATTTAAGTCTCCAAAAAAATTTAAGTACCTTTTCCGAAAGTGACCGTGGACTTACGTTCTTTAAACATAGGCATCCTCGGATCATTCTCGCGCATGTAGGTGTTGTCTACTGACTGCATTTGTGCTTCCGCTTGATTGCGATAGTACGAATTGCGCTGTTCAGTAAATTCCACAGGTGTTTTGCAAAGCAACAAACCGCCCACTTCAACGCTGTCTGGGAACCTTGCGTTACCGCTAGAGCCAAACATACGAATCTCAGGGTGGTCAGAAGCCCTAACGGGTTCCCAGCCTTCGCGTAGTTTTCCAGAAATATTAGTGGCGTCGTCTTTGCCTAACGAAGCAATTCGGATCCAGCGATACGCATAGCCTGCTTCCGGAGTAGGGTCAGGCAGAAGTTGAGGGGGCATCCAATGTTTTGGGCGCTCCGTCTTTTCGCGTGTATCAAGTTCTCGTGCTAAACGTGTTGACTTTTCCATTTTATTTCCTTAACTGTTCTTCCGCAACCTTACGAGCATAGAGATCCAAAGGAACTCCAAGCCGCTTGGCGATATTCACCTGTGTCTGCGTAAGCACGATCTTTTTAGGCGCTGTGCTACGGGTTGCAGGTGCAACGTTTGATCTTTTCGGCGAAGTTGGCGCATTCACCGGTCTCTCAGACTCAAACTGATCTGGGAAAACTTGTCTAACTCGAGAATTTAACTTCTCGTAATACTCGTTGGACTGAGGATCAACTCCAGATTTAACTAGCTTGGTGTGGAGTCCAAGTGCAAAGCTAGTCATCTCATCATCAGAACCAAACCACTTATTTTCTGATTGCCAAGCCAGAGCTTTTTGATCTACTGGTGGCTGTTTTGTAACTTGTTGTGGTATTTGTACCTCAGATTTTTGTTGTTGTAAAGGGGCAGGCTTAAAATTGTTCACGCGCTCCATCTTGGATTTAGCGGAGATCAATGCTTCCTGCGCATCCACAATAGCGTCTGAGTCACCTGATTCATAGGCTTCTTTGTATCTGGCCTTGGCTTTTTCAACCTCGTTACCAACTACTTTTTTAGCCTGTTCTAGCAAGGCTTGCTGGTTGGTATTCAAAGAGCCTTTGAGCTTTTTGTTCTCCTCAACCACGGCTTGAGCAATACGCAGGGCTTCTTCTCTCTCCCGCTCTGCTGATTCTTTAGCACGGCGTTCTTCGTGATAGCCTTTTGTAAAATGCTGGATGCGCTTGCGCACACCCTCATCGTACTTAGTTAGTTCATCCTCGGCAAAGTCCTTGGGAGGCTCTTCCATGCGGCTACGCCCACGGTCTTCCTCGGGGGTGTCGTCTACTACCTCGACTTGCGTTTCACCATCGCCTTCAATTTCGTACTCGACTTTTTCTTCCTTGTCGGCTTTAGTTTCTATTTCATCGGGAAATTTATATTCTTCGTCTTTGGCCATGATTTACTCCTTAGTTGGGACGTTGAATGCCACGGGGGTCTTGTACGACCGCTTGAATAGAGTCATCATTAATGAGTCTCCATTCTGTACCGTGAATCTTCATGCGGGTTCCCGTGTTAGGACGTACTAACACAAAGTCACCAACTTTACAGGATGGGCCAGAAGGGAATCGGGCTTTATCTGCAAACGCATCTGGGCCAATTTTTGCCACAAACAACACGGGGGATAAAAGCTCCTCGTGATACATAGCAGTAGCAGACTTCAAAATCCCAGTCTCGCTAAACTCCTCTTCGGCCTTGGGCAACATACACAAAATATGGTACGTCGCTGGATCGGGCACTTGTTTGGCTTTTTCTTCAGCGGATACATTAAGTACCGCCGATAAATCTACCGCACTAACATCAAATTCAGTCATCTTCAGAGTCCTTTAATTTACGCACGAGGTCACCTATTTCATACTGCGCAGTCTGGAGACCTCGGATAAAACCGCACAGTTCTTTGTAGTGATCGTAGGATTTCGCGCTACCATCACACAAAACTTCAGCTTGACTCTTACGATGCTCTTCGAGCTTAGAGGAGAGCAAATCTAGGATTCTTCTGTCCATATTTATCCTTCACCGGGCGGTTGTTGGGCTTGCTGTTTTGCCTGCATCATCTTCTGCAACATCTCCATCTTGTGTCGCTGGTCGCCCTGACTTATTTGCTGCTGGGCTTGCTGCGCCTGAACTTGTTGCTGCTGTTGCTGATTTGCAACTTCTAGGGCGTGTAACTCCTGCGCCTGCATGATCTCTTGCTGCATACGCATCGCTGCCATGTTTGGATCTTCACCCGTTCTAGCTGCGCTCTCGCGTGCTTTGAGTGATAGCTCTTCGGCTTTAAGCTGCAAGTCGCCACGTACTTTGAGCTCTTTGGTCTTGGCATCTTGCGCCTTGATCTGGAGTTCTGCTTGCTGCATTTGCACCAGCGGGTCTTGCTGCATTTGCTGGGCTTGCTGTTGTTGCTGCTGAGCCATGTTTGCATTGAGAAGCTGAGCGGATGCTTGCGCAACCAACTGAGACAACTGCACCTCCACCTGCTCTGGCAACTGCTCTCCGGGTGGGGGAAGTGGCACGCCCATCTGCTCTTCAATCTTGCGGCGGTATGAGAACGCTAAGTGTTCTGCAATGTGCGCTTGGATAGCAGCCATCATCTGCTGAGCCATGGGGTTCTGACCCATCGTTGCCGCAATCATCGGATCTCTCATGAACGTCGTATGTACAGCGATGTGCGCGTCTTGATCCTGATAGATAAACGCACGAGTTGGCTCGCCTTTGAGGAAGCCCATGTTCTCGCTGATTGGATCTTTCGGCTTCTCGTCGTCCTCTGTGGGCACGAGCTTGTCTGCGTTCTTGATGCCCAACACTTCAATCATCTGACGGTGCAACTGCGGCAAGTCATAGATCTGCGGTGCTTGCTGCGCCAACTGAATAACAGCTTGATACTGCATGATGCGCTGAGCCATCGTCGCGCTGTTGGGGTCACTTACTGGAATGACATCAACTGCATCGTAGTCAGACTGCTTGGCCATGCGGTCACCGCTGGCTGGGTCATACTCATACTCGCTCGGTGCGTAGTCACGGATGATGTTCTTCAAGAGCTTAAACTCTTGCTTCATGCTGTAGTGCACACGGGCTTGTACAGCACTCATAGTCTTCAACTGACGCTCAAGAATAGCCAGCGTCGTACCAACAGGTGCGTTAGCACTCATATCACTGACCTTCATGTCAGCAACAGAACCCAGTCGGCGACCTTCTTCAGTGATCTTATCTAAGAGACCCGCCAAAACCTGCGATGGTTCTTTGTATGGCAAAGCCATGATGTTGTCACGGATTGAACCAGAAGGCACGTCCATGTCGCGGAACTCACCGGGAGAAATTGGGGTATCGTCGTCTTTGATTCGTAAGCCACGGGTCTTCAAACCACCGGGCAAGTTGCTCAGTGTGCCAGCGTCAATAAGTTGTCTAATAAGAGATGTACCGGCCCGGGCATAGCCACCAATAAGGTGTATGAAGCCAAAGCCATAAGCACCAAAGCCGGGTATGTAATCGTATTGGACAAAATGCTGGCGCTTAATTTTGAGATCGTCTTCTTCTTCCCAGTTGCGGTAGATAGAGAGGATTTTGTTTGTGCCTTTATCAATAGAGATAATGTACGGAAGAGCAATCTCATCTTCATCTTCATAGCCGGGTAAGTTGTAATCAATCTGGATTTCATAAATCTGATAGCGGTCGTCGTCCGTTAAGCTGTAGCCTTGTTCATCGGCTTTTTTCTTCTCAACGTCTGTGTGTACTTGAGCAGGCTCACCTAACTCAATCTCACGATAGAAGCCTGCAACTTGCAACTTCTTTACATCGTTCTTTGTCTTGCGCATGATGTGAGACACGCGCTCTGCTGTACGTGCGCCAGAGGAGCCGTAAGGAATGATGATGTCTTCAGCAGGAATAAACACCGAAGTCTGACGACCAAGCGCTGGGTCGTAGTAAACTTTCTTAAACGCTGATCCAGCCAGACCTAAGTTAAACAACATGCGCTCATGCTCAGGGCGATACTCAGACATTACCTCAGTAAGCTGGTAGTTCATGTCTTCTCTGACACGCTCCGCCGCCTGCTCTTTAAGTTTATCAATTGCGCCAATGATCTCGGTTTTGACCGGGCCCGCAGCAGGGAACGTTTCAATGATAGTCTCGCTCTGGAACCGTACAGCAGCTTCTGTAAGTACCGTTGAGTAAACACCGCAAGCACCGAGCCACGGTTCAGTACGCTCTTCATACTTCATCCCCAGAACATCTAGTCCTTTGACAAACATCTCAACCCAGTCTTTGCGGGAATTGATGTCTCCGTCTACGTCACCCATGATGTCTTCAGCAATGCTTTGCAACTCATCGTCGCTCATGAAGTCAGCAAGGTTAGAGTCAAACTCTTCGCCTTCTTTACCTTCTGTGCCGGGCTCGATTTCTATCTCTAGGCCATCCATGCCAATGCGAACACCCTCTGGGTTCTCAATCTCAATCTCAATGTCGGATATGCCACCTAGCTCTTCTTCTATACCAAGAGGTGCTGCATATAAACTTTTTTCCATTGAACTTGTAGCCATATTAATCCTTAGTAGTACGCCGCGCGTCTGCCCGATTTAAACAATCTAACTTCGTCTAGTTCATCACTAGGAAGTCGGAGGAATCCACCTTGCCTAAAGCGCATTAAAGCAAGTGTTGTCGCGTCAACCAAGTCATCATGCTCGCCTGACGGGAACGCCCCAATCTCATCAACCAATTCTTCAGCCCAACGAGTATCGGGAACCCACACTTTCCCAGAAGCGATTATGTCCGATACTGCGTTCAAGCGGGCAATTTTGTCTTGCCCTTTACCCGGTGTGAACTCCTGCACAGGTATACCCATGGCACGCAGTTCGTAAATGAGCGGGCCACCCGTGGCTTTCTTCTCAATCAACATGCCGTCTGGCTCCCACTCGTTGTACTCTCTAAACACATCTTTCTTCAAGTCCACCCACTCCACACGCTTGCGGTAGGTGTTGAGTAATATGATGTTTGGGCGCATATCATCTTCTTCGCAATTGAAGATGCCCCAAGTTGTGCCTGCTGAATAGTCAGCCCGCTGTGTTTTCTCAAACGCCGTGTCCCATGTCTGCAAAACATAGTCACATTTAGGCGCTCTCTCGTGCGGCCATATCTTCCACCAGTCGCGTTTGATAATCGCTGACTCATTTCCCACGGGATTCTGCTGATACTGGGCTTGCCACTTAGCATTTGGCAGTTCTTCATGCAGTGCTTCGAGCTCTTCTTTGCTCCAAAACTCAGGCCAAAGTGGGTTTCCAGAGGGCAAAATAGCCGGAAATTCAATCACTTCCCAGTCGTTTTCACCTCTTAAAGCGGCGTTTTTGAGCACTTGACCGGTCAAATCGCGCTGCGCCCAGCGTGTCATCACAATAACAATCGACCCACCCGGCTGTAAACGCTGCCTAGGGCCAGATGTGTACCACTCATACACCTTGTCGTAGATCTCTGGGCTACTTGCTGCCTGTGCAGCCTCTTGTTCTGAGTGTGGATCGTCAATAATGAGCAGGTCAGCACCCTTACCGGTCACTGTACCCCCCACACCAATCGCAAAATAGTCACCACCCTTGCTGGTATTCCACCGACCGGCTGCTTTTGAGTCAGCTTGCAGGTGTAAATCAGGAAATATCTCGCTGTAGACCTCAGAATCCACCAAATTTCGCACTTTTCGGCCAAAACCGACCGCTAATTCGCCTGTATTTGAGCTTTGAATGACTTTTTTGTGCGGAAACTTGCCCAAAAACCAAGCAGGTAGTAAGTAAGAGGCAAACTCTGACTTAGTGTGGCGAGGAGGCATATTAATAATGAGACGCTTGCATTCTCCACGGGCTACCCTTTCAAAAGCTTCGGCCATCCGCTTGTGATGTTTACCCGAAATGAAGGTTGGCCAGACTCGGGCTGTAAACTGAATGAACTTTTCCTGAGATAACTCACGAGCTTTGAGCTTTTCCAGATGTATTAGCTGCTTCTCTAGCACACGCAGGTCAGTATCCGTAAGCTTGCCGGTATCAACAAGCCCTTCTAGGTCTTTTAGCGAGATTGATGCTTCACTCATCTTCAGGTACGTTTCCGCGGGTTTCAGAGTCTACGGGTTCTTCAGTATCCAGATCTGTTTCAAATGCAGAGTTATCCGATTGCTGATAATCCGGGATTCCTAGCTGGGCATCTAGGTCGTCGAGTGGTGTTATGTCTATCACGTCGCTGTGCAGCAGGCGTTTGATCCGCTCTTTGATTGAATTCTCAAGAGACTGGGATGTTGTGTGATGCACAGTAATTTCACTGCGTTCAGTAAAAATTCCAATGTCTGAATGCTTGCCGAGTAGCTCAAGAGCCTTGATCTCAATCTTCAGGTCACCGCAATCTGCTAGTTCGATTAGCTTGTTTGTAATCAGGTTGCGTGCCTGCTGTGCATCCGCAATAGCCTGAAAGTCGTACTTCTTTAGTATTGCTAGGGCAGCCGCAGCTTGGCCGGGTGACTTGATGTGCTTGGGTGTCTTGGCTGCTTTGGTAACCAGATCAACGACTTGCTTACCGTCTTTCTCGTTGAAGTCCAGCCCACCGCCAAGTTCTTTAATGAAGTCAGCAGTATTTGCAGCAATGGCAATGGCATCCTTCTGAGTCTTTGGGGACTCTTCGGATACGTCAAAAGGAACAGGATGTTCCGCAGTAGGTTCTAGTTTAATCACCGGGTAAGCGCACCAATGAATATGAAGCCTGAAATGTAACAGCGTTTTTAATTTTTTGCAAAAATTTTTTGTGATTAGGGTTTTTACTTAGACCCGGGGGGTGTTCCCGAACTTCCCCCAAAAAGGGGGAGGGTGGAATTTTAAAACGCGAGATCGTTTGAGCTCCACAGTGTGTATGGTATTTCTAGGATTCCTCTTGGGCTCTTTGGTGTCCCCGCCCTCCGTACCCTCTGACCTTTTGACTTTTTTAAATGACCTAACATTGTTACATCAATTCCCTAATTATTGTTCACGCTACATTTGATTTTCAGTGTTTTTTGTGGTATAATATATTCAAGCAAACAAAATCAGTTTGCCTCAGTTGCCTAGTCTGTTTACTGGGTTTTATTAGAAGGTTAGAACGTATCATGGAAAATATTACAGTTACTCAAGTGTCTGAATTGTCATTGTCTGATTTGCGCAACAATGTTGCTGAAGCGGTTGTCAGGGCTTATGGTGCTGAGCGTGACTATGCTATCAAGGTCTGCGAAGTATTGCCCTTTGCATGGTATCTTGTCGAACACAATGACAAGGGTGAGGATGCAAAGTTGGTTCACACTGAGAAAAAGGAATTATTCAAAGTTCTCAATAGTGCAAAGCATAGTAATCCATCGACAGTGTGGGCTCGGGTTCGTAAGTATGCACAAGAGCACATGGAACCCAAAAAGCCCAACGCTGACGGAGTGATTGCACCAACTGACGCACCGGTAGGCGCTCGACAAAACCGCTCGCTAACCTTGCGTTTGGTTGAGGAATTGACCACGCTATACAAAGCCACAAAGAACGCTGATTCACTCAGCGACAAAGAACGTGATTGCCAAACGCATATTGCATCGGCACTCATGGCAATGGGTATTGACTTAGCCACAATTCAAGACTAAGGGTAAACCAAGGTAAGGGGAAACCCTTACCTAACATTGTTAGGTCAATTGGAGAAATGTTATGAAATACTGTACTCAATCAAGCGAAGTCTATCAAAAGCAAGATCAAGAAATTCAAGCCTTGCTCGATGAAATTCGCGCCACTGTACCGCCATTGGTAGCACTAAGGGGAAACGTCAGGACTAACCCGCATCGTGCTAGGGTTGCCAAAGTATTCAAAGAGTATCGTTTCCCTGATGCTTACCTGACTTCATTTTGGATTGCGTTTGCTGAGGGTAAACCTTTCCATCGTAGGTTATGGGATAAAACCTAATCCCTGCTCACTTATCCACAGCCCCGCTAGTCGGGGCTTTTTTGCGTCTGCTCGCACCTAACATTGTTAGGTCGATTTGAATACCAGTTCTCTGGTCGGCAGTAGCAAGTGACCTCGATCTGAATACCAGTTCTCTGGGCGGCAGTAGCAACCGATCTAACAATGTTATGTTTTTTCTAATGTTACGAGCTAATGTTACGCACGTAACGCCCCGCAACCCGCATGAAACCTAGAAAGTTATAATGTTACGCGTTTTTCGGAAAGGGGTACGAGTTACGAAAGTTTTGAGGCAGTGACGTTGCTCAGAAGTGCAAAGTGTATTGCGCAAATAATAATTTTGGAGACCACATACCCTTTCTTAAAAATCACATAACATTATAACATTACATTAAAAAAACATCATTTACAGAGGAGAACCCCGCGTTACGTTTCACGTTACGTTTACCCCAATTTTCGTTACATTTCCACTATTTCCATAACGCACCCCCGATTGCTTTCATAACACTGCCTACTTTTTAAGCACCCTGCTCACTTCGTAACTTTCGTCACACCCAAGACTAAAGAACTTGACTTTGGCATAACTTTGTGGTATAATATAAGTTAGATGGGATAAAACCATCTAGGGGCAATCCCGCCCATTAGAAGCACCCTAACATTGTTAGGTCAATTAGAAAGGTTAGATGTATGAATGATTGGAAAGAGTGCCGCAACTGCGGTGACGATATACACAGTGAGCGGTGGTCACTAGGCTACCGAGTCTGCCTATTCTGCGGTGAAGAAGCCGCCCGAGAAGAACGCATGAGTTGGTGCGTAGTCCAAGAATACGGCAAGGGCAACTACCAACTTGTTACACCTGCCAGCGCAAGAGTAACGCTCAAGCAAACCAACCAAAAAGAACTGCGGGGCTAACAATGTTAACTAGATGGGAGAAACTCGAACGCATTGTTATTTTGTGTGCTTGCATAGTGCTTGCACTTGACCTACTTTATTGGAGACCATGATGAGACACGAACATTTACCGGCACTGAAGGGCTACACATCCCAAGCCCAATACGATGCACTTAAGTCTATTGAAGAAACCAAGTCGATCAAGGCTTTGGTGTTCTCGGGTTCATCAAGTCGCACCCTCGGTGCTTTGGTGCGTAGCGCATGGATAAACACTTTCCCCTACGTTGAGGATGGTATCAAGTACGAGGGTTGGTGCGTAACCGATGCGGGTAAGCACGCAATGGCTATGTTTGCCGAGCGACTACGCTTGCAGAAAATTGAGGATGACAAGAAAGCGCAGAAACTTACCTTGTATCGTGAGTGCGTGTATCACGCATATACGCTAGAGCGTGACACCCGAGCAAAGCGTGAGGAGCTTGAGCTTGAGTACAAAAAACTAACTGATGAAATAGAAGAAGCCAAGCGCAAAGTTTCTGCGGCTGGCATGTGGCTGAGCAGTCACGACAAAACCTCTGTGATCTACGCAGTACGAGAGCAACTGAAGGAGCCTAACAATGTTAGCTGAGACCTACTACCTTTGCCGAGTGCCTAGTTACGACATTATTGTTATGTTTAACGAGAGGGACTACCGATACCAACGCGTAGTCGAGAGCCACCTGAACGTGCCTAACGAGGCAAACAACGTGGTGCTACTAGCGCAGGGTACAAAGAAACAGATACGAATGTACTACGATTTAATGAAGGAGGATAACAATGTTAGCTAAATTCCTAATGACAGGATGGAGTAACCGCTTTGGCTATTGGGTGACTGAGGTTGCCGAGGCTAAAGATATAAGCACCGCAAGGGAACGCTTCTGCCTGAAGTACCCCATGCTGAAGAATGTAAAAGCCCTGCGCCTACGCGCACCCGCAGAACTAATGGAGTAATCATGAAAGAAAGACAGACGGGGCTCCATGCCTCAACCTATTACTTGCCACGTATCCGTAGCCACGCAGATGCAAAGGCACGCCTCAAGAAAACCAAGCCGATCAGAGGTCGCACGCCTACCAACAACAAATGGGGTGGAACAGTCAACGCTTGCACCCCATTGGGTAGACGCGAGGACATTGACACATACTCAATCCGCGAGGGTGAGAATGGGAATATCGAATTGATTTGCTATACGCGAGCAGTGATAACGTATACGCCCGACAACAAAATCATACTCACGCCTCACTTCATGGGACTGATGGAGTCAGGGATGATCGGTCGGGTGCTAGATATACCTGCTTGGCTAGACCGCAAGAAGATCGGCATCATCCTTGATGGTGAACGCCATGTGCTTAAACAGAACGGCTCGCTCACATTAAGTTGTGAAGGCGAGTGCCTGAGTGTGGACAGCAAAGAGACCATCTACTCGTACTACGTTAACCGCAAGGCATCTAACATTGTTAGGTCTCAATACTCGGAGTTCATCAAGTATTGCAATGGCTTTCTCCAACTGCGCAAGGACATGGACACCAACGAGATCTCAATATCTCTAACTGAGATTGCCGACTGCATTGGTTACGAATATAGCGAGCAAACGGCATGGCGTAACATAAAGCCGGTGGGCAAAGAGACTGTGTGGAAGCCCGACCTCAAGCATGCGAGGCACATCGAGTTCAAGCCACAAGGCACAAGGTGTTTGGGGTTGGTGCGAAACAATGCAGTAGAAGGGGACAAGGCAAACCCAGAGGAGACCCTGTGGTCTGCATACGCTAGGCAGTGCAAGAGTTTTATGGCAGCGATCAGCAACAATCAGGCGGAAGATGGGAAGGTCGACAACTATTACCGCATGACCCTAACATTGTTAGGTATGGCGATGCCGTACATACACAGAGCGCCAAAGGAAGGAGAGGATGTGGTTGTGGATATACCCGTAAGTGCAGTTGATCGCTTGCTGACCAAGATCATGTTGCAGTGGCATAGCGAGGAGATGTTGGAGAGCAGACCACTCAAACCGAATCAGTTGCCCAACGACAAGTACGATTTGTACATAACAAGGATGCCGACAACGGAGGAGATTGATCGGATACAAAAAGCAACCGACAGGTTGATAATTCTTTAGTCAGACCCATGACGAAAGGACTTGACTTTACCATAACATTGTGGTATAATATAAGCTGATGTGGGGTAGTTGTACCCATATCAGAGAAGTAGCAGTTGAAATCATTGTTAAACACCCGTGTATCTCACTTCATCAAAGAACTCGGGAACTCGCCTAACAATGTTAGGCACATCAGAAAGGTTAGATATGTCAGAGATCAAATTCGGTAAATCAATTACCCTTAAACAAGCCGCGAACCTGATTCGCACCAATCCTACTACGCGCTTTCTCCTACAAGGTGAGCCGGGTATCGGCAAGTCTTCCCTATTGGAGAGTATTGCTAACGGCTTGGGCTACGAGTACGCATACATAGACGTGCCGAACATGGACTTGGGCGACATTGCCATGCCTGTGATCGACCACGATACCAAGACCACTAGGTATTACCCTAATGCTAGGTTCAAGATTCATGAAGGCAAACCCCTTGTCATCATGCTTGACGAATTTTCAAAGGGCGCAGACCCCGTGAAGAACATGCTTCACCCTATGCTAGAGAAGGCAAACCCTAGACTAGGTGACATTCCACTACCGACCGATGGAGACAGACAGACCATTGTCTTTCTTACTGGTAACCTTTCAACAGACGGCGTGGGCGATAACCTGAAAGCGCATAGCCGTAACCGACTGGTTCCCGTAACGATCAGCAAACCCGATGCCGAGCAGTGGATTGAGTGGGCTATTGGTAAAGGTATCGAGCCCGAGGTGATTGCGTGGGTCAACCGATTCCCTCATGCAATGGCTAGCTACACAGACGCAGGGCAAGGCGACAACCCCTACATCTTTAACCCTAAGAACTCTCAGAAGGCGTTCGTGTCTCCACGTTCTCTAGAAACTGCATCTAACATTGTTAGGTCACGCAAAGACAACGACCCTGAGACTGTGATTGCGGCTTTGTCAGGTGCGGTGGGTGAGTCAGCCGCTCGGGATATGCAGGCATACATTGAGTTCTCAGATCAGTTGCCGACATGGGAGTCAACGATCACGCATCCCAAGACAACGGCAATACCTACGTCAGCGGGTGCTTGTGCCATTGTGGTATTCGGTGCGATTGCTCGGGTAGATAAGACAACGATTGCCCCATTCATGGAGTACTTACAACGATTCGATGCAGAGTGGCAAGCGGTGTTCGCTATCAACATTGCCAAGACACCAAGCAAACAGAGCATTGCGTTTAGTTGCAAGGCGTTCGCTGATTGGGTGGCTAAGAACCATGACCTTCTCTAGGATTGGTAACGCATTTGTGCGTAGGCAGACGACAGTAGAGTTGAGTGAGCATGACCCAAAGTTTAGGTCACCCGCTCGACTTTACTACACAGGCAAGTATGAATTGGTTGACGCTAAGGATTATCCAAGTGCATTTAGGGAAACCCAAAGAGTTATATCAATACATGACACGTTTGAAGAGGCGAAGTTATTTGCCGACATGATTAACAAGCAACGACATTTAGAAGGAACCTAACAATGTTAGAAGAACGTAAATTGCAGAAAGCCAAGATCACGCTCATGCGTAATCCTAAGTTCGCCTTACTCCAAGGTGTGATGATGGTTGGTCGTACTAGCGTAGCGGATGACGTACCCACTGCATGCACCAATGGCAGGGATGAGAAGTATGGGCGTAAGTTTGTGGGGATGCTGACCGATAAGGAACTGGCATTTGTTGTGGCACATGAGGTGTCGCACAAAATGTATCGGCATTTGACCACATGGCGTAAGTTACATGACGAGGATGCGAGCCGTGCCAACAGTGCTTGTGACTACGTTATTAACTACATGCTCCATGAACTCGACCCCAACGAGGATGTGATTGCCATGCCTAGGTTTAAGGATGGGGCGAAGAAGGGTGAGCGCATGGGACTGTACGACCCACAGTACAAGGGCATGAACTCTAAGCAGATATTCGACTTACTCAAAGATGAACAAGGCGGGGGCGGTCAGGGTGGTGATGGGCTTGATGAGCATGATTGGGATGGTGCAAAAGGCATGACCGAGGAGGAGAAGAAAACCCTTGAGCGTGAGATCGACCAAGCTATTCGTCAGGGTGTCATGGCACATGAGAAGGCACATGGCAAAGGTGCGGGTGGTATCGGGCGTGAGATTGATGAACACTTGCAACCCAAAATCAACTGGCGTGAGGAACTACGTGAGTATGTGAAAGCTACATGCCACAACAAGGACACATCGTCATGGCGCAGGGTCAACCGCAGATACTTATCTAGCGGTACGTATATGCCGAGCATGATCGGTGAGAAGGTTGGACACATCGTAGTAGCCATAGATACATCGGGCTCCATCGGTGGGCGTGAGCTTGACGAATTCTTAGCCGAGGTGAAAGGCGTGGCAGAAGAAGTCAACCCCGAGATGGTGGACTTGATCTATTGGGATGGTGATGTAGCGGGGCATGAGAAGTATGAGGGTGCGGAAGTATCTAACATTGTTAGCTCGACCAAACCCAAGGGTGGTGGAGGCACTGACCCTAGTTGCGTATCTCAATACTTGCGTGACGAGGCTATCAAGCCCGAGTGCATCATCGTGTTGACCGATGGCTATGTACCCAACTGGGGTAGCGAATGGACTGCACCGACTATGTGGGTAATCACAGGAGGCAACGATGCGGTTTCTGACAATGGCAGAACGATTCATATTCAAGATTAAGGGAGGCAACATGGTAATAGTAGACATTGGATACAAGAAGTACATCATGCCCAAAGAGAAAGCCATGCAGTTAGTGGAAGTCTTAGAGAGCGCAGAGATATACGAAGAGAAGTATTGGAGTGAGGACAGGCGCAAAGAGTTGGGCATGACTGAGACGTACACCTACCATGTGTATGCGAACGAAGCCAACTTCAGTATGCAGATCATAGGCGACAGTAAATATCAAATGGCTAGATTAGCCGGTAAACCAATTTAAGGAGAATGAAATGAGTATTAGTGCATCAGCAGTGTTAGTGGAATTGAACATCAGCGTGTGGCCTGCGTCAAAGCTAGACCGCGATACAACGGCACAAGTGAATACTGACGCATCAGCAGTCGTAGACGCAGCGCGTGTCCACAAGAACCTATTCGCAGGTACTAACTTGCGTAAAGAGATCGAGAACTTTGCCGCCAAGGTTAGGCTCTATCACAATCAGCGAACGCTACCATGGGCAGACAAGGGCGAGCGTATGTTGCCGACCGCCTTGTTTATGGAGTACAAGCAAACCATGAACGCATACGAGCAGACGTTCAATGCAATGTGTGGCTCATTCTTTCACGCATATCCTGAGCTAGTGAAGGATGCACCTACGCACCTAGGCAAGATGCACAGAGCCGAGGACTATCCCGAGCTTGAGGATGTGAAGCTGAAGTTTGGGTTTCGTAGAACAGTCAAGCCTGTACCGGAGGCGGGTGACTTTCGCTTAGACATACCTGCGAATGACTTAGCCGAGATGCAAGCAGAGTTCAGCGCACAACAAGACAACAAGCTAGCTGACGCTATGCGTGAGCCATGGGAGCGGTTACATGAAATGCTAGTAGGCATGTCTAAGAAACTCGACGACACATCGGGTGGTAAGAAGCGATACCACGACACACTGGTGAGCAACCCGCTAGAGCTTTGCTCATTGCTTACTAAGATGAACATCACCAACGACCCCAAGTTGGAGGAAGCACGCAAGGAACTAGAGCTAACAATGTTAGGTACTAACATAGAAGCAATCAAGGAAGACGAGCATCATCGCACCGAGGTGAAAGCCAAGGTAGATGCAATCATTAAAAAGTTTGAATGGTAAGGAGTAGATCATGGATGCAAGCACAGCAATGACATTGAGTAACGTCACCATTAGCGAGAAGCTATTGAATGGTAGGCGTAAGACCGACTTTGATTTCGTAGTGGAGAAACCCCTGCACGAGATCATGTGGAAGGTCATCACCGAGAACCCATCATGGGAGTTCAAGGTACAGGAATACTATGGACAAGTTAAGAGTGAGACCATGGACACACGCCCACGGATCACAGTTTCTAAGTTCGCAGTATTCAAAGATGGAGAAGAGATTGGCAAGATCGACCGAGACTACCGCTACGATCAGGGTGGGCATGTGTTCTCTATCACTAGCAATGCGATCAGGAATGAGCGTGAGCGTATAAGTTCGTATCGCACTAAGGATGCTAAGAAAGCCCTAGCCGCTATCAAGAAAACATTCAGTAACAAGAGTGTAGGCGAGCGTGTGAATGAAGCGTTGGCAGAAGCTGTTCGCGTTGTTGGTAGACAAGTTAGTCAAAAGCGCAGTAACCATGGGAGTGCTTTGCATAGCCTGATACCACTTATGAAAACATTTGCGTTCATTGAGAACAACGATGAGTTTAGGCAGTACGCAGTGAACAACGGACAAGCCCATCAGCTAGTGAAGTTGCGGGAAACGGAAGCCGAGATGCTTACTGTTACTGACATAGAAAGCAAGTTTAAATCAGACAAGGGTACGAGCCTAGTCTTGCTATCTAGTGGAAAGTACTTAGTTAAAACAGGTGACGATATACAACTTTACGATGATAATACGCTCCCACTTGACATGAGAGGTAAGTTGGGTATGTTGAAATTAGTAGAGCCTGAGCAGATGATTGAAGGTGTGGGTTGCCGAGCCACTACCGAGGTCTTTGTCTTACTTACCGCAGAGCGGGAACTGGCATAGTGAAACAGGCTAACAATGTTAGGAGAATCTAAATGAAAGACGAAATGAAATACCAATCCAAAGTAATCCCCTTGCGGGGTTACGACCACCCCAAATTTAAATGGGTTAACTCTGCACAAACCGATATACGTAGAACGTGGCGTAAAGCAAGACTACTTATTCGCTTAACCAATGGGGCCGCTTATGAAAGCCGTACTTGAGTTTCAGTATCCGGAAGACGAGTACAAGCTAGAGCATGCACTAAAGGGTACGCAGTACTACGACGCATTGTGTGAGATAGACATAATACTTGCCGCTCCGTATACCAAAGCAGACGCATACGGCAGGATTAAGAAAGTAATTTTAGAAGTATTGGGGGACACATGAGAGGCACTGGATTTGGAAATGTTCTTGCGGGCAACATTGCGGCTCTCAAAGGACAGAAAAGAAACGAAAAACGCATGAGCCAAAAATGGAAAATGTGTTGGAAATGCCAAAAAGACAAAAGCCCTAATGGTGGGTTTCTCCGAATAACTGCGGGGTTACACAAATTTATTTGCAAGGATTGTATGGATGCTAAACAAAAGAAATTGGAGGATGTATGAAAGAAGATGACGATGACATTCAGGAGTACGTTAGCACGAAGCAAGTGAACGAGGTCTACGAGAAGATACGCAACAACACGCTAGAAGAAGTAGCGCAAGAGTTTGACAAGATGAAAGCCTTTGGTGATACGTCAGCATCCTTTGCAGTATACGTACGGGGGATGAAAAGATAATGCCAAGACCAAAACCGCCTGAGCCACTTAAAGGTCGCAACATGCGAATGTCTGATATTGAGTGGCTTATGTTTATAGAATTAGGAGGAGCCGAATGGCTAAGAAAACATGTTAAGCAAAAAGCAAAGTACCCAAAAGGATACTACGAAGCCCTTGCCAAACAAGGTGCTGACTCAAGAAGAGCTAATGGCGTGGTGGCCGTTCACACGACTAGACCCGAAGCGATTCCCCAAGCTAAAGAAACCACAACAGGATTATGAGGAGGCAACATTTTGACCACAGGAATTGAGTATTTGAAAGTAGAGAAGAAACGCAAGGGGCGGGGGCTTGGTAAGAAACCCGCATTAACTTGCACGAGCTTGCGACTGCCGAGAGAGGTGATGGATTATTTCGACACCAACCATCGAATGTCAAAGCAAGCCAAGATGAGAGAAGTTCTTACCGAGTACGTTAACAACCAAACAGGAAATAAACCATGACAATCAAAAAAGTAACCAAAGCCGCACAAGTGCGTAACTACGTAGCCTCTAACCCCAAAGCCAAACCACAAGAGGTGGCAAACGCTGTCGGTGTTGGACTTCAGTACGTATACACAGTGCTGTGGAACGCAAAGAAGAAAGCCGGAGTTAAAAAGAAGGCTACGCTTACACTGAAACGAGAGGGCGCACCGAGAAAAGGCGTGACGCTTGACCTGATTAAAGCAACTAACGAAGCGTTAAAGAAAGAGTTTGAAGCTAAAAGAACGCAAGAGCAGGTAGACAAGTATTGGAAAGCCGTAGGCGAAGTTCAAAAAGCAGGGCTATCAGCCGCCCGTGTTGCTGAACTTACTGCACAAGCGGGTAAACCAAAACTGCGTATGCAGGGTAGCGAGCCCACGCAGATCGAAATGTTCGACCCAGTAGACCATCCTGCCCATTACAAAGTAGGTGGAATCGAGACCATTGACTTCATCGAAGCAAAGAAGCTCGGGTACAACATCGGCAACGTGATTAAGTATCTAACTCGTGCCGACTACAAAGGCAACAAGCTCGAAGACTTGCGTAAAGCTCAGTGGTATCTGACTCGTGAGATCAGCATGCTGAAGTAAAACCAACCTAACAATGTTAGGGTAATTCCTAGCCGCCTACGGGCGGCTTTTTTACGTCTGTACTATTGACAAAGTCAAGCGGTGTGCTATATTGACTCCATAAACAACTGGAGTATTAGATGGCAACGACACCTGAAGCCAAGGTCAAAGCAAAGATCAAGGCAATCCTCAAAGCCCACGACATTTACTACGCCATGCCCATCGGTACTGGCTACGGAAGCAGTGGCACTCCTGACTTTCTCTGTTGCATTAACGGCCACTTTGTAGCTATCGAAGCAAAGGCAGGCAGGGGCGCGGCAACAGCCCTCCAACTCAAAGCACTCGACCACATTCAGCGTAGCGGTGGGCATCCAATGATTATCCGCGAAGACAACTTTGCGTACCTAGAGCGTGTGATTGAAGACTGTATGAACTTGGAAATTAAAAAATGAAAATAATAACAGTTGACTTTGAGACGTTCTACTCCCGCGAGATTGGGTTTGCCAAGCAGACTACCGAAGAGTACATCCGTGACCCTGAGTTCCATGTCGTAGGGGTATCAGTGCAGATAGATGACGGAGAGCCAGAATGGTTCAGCGGAACGATGGTTCAGACTGCCGAGTACCTTAAACAATTCGATTGGGGCAATTCATTGGCGCTAGCACACAATGCCATATTCGATGGGGCAATCCTGAGTTGGCACTTCAACATTAAACCAAAGGGTTGGTTAGACACACTTTCCATGGGGCGTGCATTACATGGTACTAACGTAGGGGGCAGTCTCAAGGTGCTAGCGCAGTACTACGGCATAGGCGAGAAGGGTACAGAGGTTGAGAACGCCCTTGGTCTGAGACGGATCGACTTTCCCCCCGAGCAGTTAGCAAGGTATGGGGAATACTGCATGAACGATGTAGCCCTGACATGGCAGTTGTTTGGCAATATGAGCAAAGACTTTCCACAGGTAGAGCTGCGTCTAATTGACTTAACCATACGCATGTTTACAGAACCGTCTTTGGCGCTGGACTTGCAAGTACTCGGTGACCACTTGGATTCAGTACAGGATTTAAAGGCGATGGCGCTAGGCGCTTACGAAAAGGGCGACTTGATGAGCAACCAAAAGTTTGCGATTATGTTGCAAGCCGCTGGTGCTTTACCACCAATGAAGATTAGCCTAACCACAGGCAAAGAGACTTTCGCTTTCTCTAAAACTGACGAAGAGTTCAAAGCATTGCTTGAGCATAAGAACCCCGCAGTACAAGCCCTAGTATCTGCACGCCTTGGTACGAAGTCAACCATCGAGGAGACGCGAACCGAAAGATTCATTGGGATTGCCAAACGAGGACTTATGCCAGTTCCCTTGCGGTATTATGCGGCTCACACAGGGCGGTGGGGCGGTGATGACAAGCTCAACCTACAAAACATTCCGCGCAACTCCCCCCTGAAACACGCCATTTTTGCGCCAACAGGATACGTGATGATCGACTCAGACTCATCGCAAATTGAAGCCCGTACGCTAGCATGGCTTGCGGAACAGAACGACTTAGTGGAGGCATTTGATCGTGGCGAGGATGTATACAAAATCATGGCATCTGCTATTTATGGCAAGGACGCCTCGGAGATTACAAAGGATGAGAGATTCGTTGGTAAGACCACTATCCTTGGTTGTGGGTACGGGATGGGTGCGGCAAAGTTCCAAGCGCAACTCAAGAACTTTAACGTGGCGATTACGTTGGAAGAAGCAAAACGCATTATCGACACTTACCGCACTACGTATCCGAAAATTACTGCACTTTGGAAGAAAGCAGGGACTACGCTAGAGGCAATTTTGCGGGGCAATTCAATGGCGCTAGGCCGCGATGGTGTCTTAAAAATAGAAGGCAACAACGGTGTTTTGCTTCCCAATGGTTTGTACTTGCGCTACCCAAACCTGCGAATACTTCAGAGTGAGGAAGGTAAGGCCGAGATGGTCTACGATACCAAGCGGGGCAAAGCCACCATCCCCAACCGAATCTATGGCGGCAAGGTGATTGAGAACGTATGCCAAGCCCTAGCCCGTATTGTGATTGGTGAGCAGATGCTAATGATTGCAAAGAAGTACAAGGTTGTGATGACTGTGCATGATGCGATTGCTTGCATAGCGCCGAAAGCCGAGGCTAAGACTGCACAAGAATACGTAGAGATGTGTATGCGTATGCGCCCCAAGTGGGCGAAAGACTTACCGCTTAATTGCGAATCAGGATACGGACAGAGCTATGGAAGTTGTTAATGGTGTACGCATACTGTGGAAATATTGGCACAGGCGGTTCCCCGAGATTCATTACTCATGGGAGCGGTGGAGCTACAACGACCGCAAGGAGTATTATGAAAAGCGTTTCCCTCCTGAGCAAGAAAGTTAATTTATGAAACAACTCATTTGGTCGTTCAGTAGTCTCAAGACTTTTCAGCAGTGCCCTAAGAAGTACTATCACACCAAGGTTGCCAAGGATGTAATCGAGGGGGATACAACCGCTACGCTGTACGGCAAAGAGATGCACACGGTTGCCGAGGAATACATTCGAGATAGCAAGCCGATACCTGAGAAGTTTGCGTACATTAAATCTTCTCTAGATAGACTAAACGCCATCCCCGGGGAGAAGCATTGCGAGGTAAAACTAGGGTTGACCAAAGATTTAGAACCTTGCGAGTTCTCAGCCGAGGGCGTGTGGTGGCATGGGATTGCCGACTTGGTTATCTTAGACCGCGAGAAGAAGCTAGCCTACTCGGTTGACTACAAGACAAGTAAGAACGCACGCTACGCTGATATGGGTCAGCTTGACTTGATTGCCGCCGCCCTGTTTGCCAAGTACCCCGAGATCGAGCGGGTCAAGTCTGCGCTTATGTTCGTAGTCAGTAAGGAATTCGTCAAGGCCGACCATGATGCCAAGATGAAGTCAGTGTATGTGCAGAAAGTGTTGCCCGATATTGAGCGACTCGAAGGCGCATTCATGAGCGGGGTTTGGAACCCCAAAACAGGGCCACTTTGCAAGTGGTGTTCAGTGAAGCAATGTGAATATAACAAAGGATAAACTATGTCAGATGATTATGTACGCGCACGTAACACAGACCCCTCGACAAGTCACGAGGCGGCAGATAAAGTAGGGGAGTTCGCCCATGCCCATTACTATCAGATACTACACGCCTTGCTAGACCATGGCCCGCTAGGTAAAGATGGTATTGCTAAGGTAGCGAATATGAATGGCCGTGAAGATGGGAATGCCGTAGCTCGCCGACTGCCTGAGTTGCTTAAGCAAAGTTTGGTATCCCTCACGGGTGAAAAAGTTCTATCACGTAGCGGTCGTAGCGAACGTGAATGGGCTATTAACGAAGCCGTATATCAAGAAAGAGTTAAACAAAATGCCTTACGTAAACAAACCCCGCCCCTATAAAAAAGAATACCAACAGCAAGTTGCTCGTGGTGAGTTGCCTGACCGGATGGAGCGTCAGCGTGCCCGTAATGAGTACGACAAAAAGAACCCCGACAAGAACAACGATGGCACTGCCGATTCTAGGGAAGGCAAAGATATTGCCCACGTCAAGGCGCTGAGCAAGGGTGGCTCCAATAAAGATGGCACGAAGGTGCAATCCCCAACGGCCAACCGCTCGTTCAAGCGTAACTCACAACACAAGTTGGTGACTGAGACAAGCGCCAAGGAACGTAAGAAGAAATGAAACTATCAGAGTATGACTGGCCGCGACCACACGGCTTCACCCCGTTCGATCATCAGAAGACCACCGCTGAGTTTCTAATTAGCAACCGCAAGAGCTTTTGCTTTAACGAGCAGGGCACAGGCAAGACCGCATCAGTGATTTGGGCGGTGGATTATTTGATGAAAGTTGGAGTAATTAGCCGAGTGCTTATTGTTTGTCCATTGTCGGTGATGAAGGCCGCATGGCAAGAAGATCTGTTTAAGTTTGCTCTGCATCGCACAGTAGCTGTAGCCCACGGTGGAAGAGAGAAGCGCAAAGAAATCATTAACGGCCTTGCTGAGTTTGTCATCATTAACTTTGATGGCGTTGAGATCGTTAAGAAAGAAATCATAGCAGGTGGGTTTGATCTTATTGTGATTGATGAAGCGTCTGCGTACAAGAACGCACAGACCGACAGATGGAGAACCATGCGGGACATTACCAAAGTGGTTAAGGGTCTATGGATGTTGACGGGTACGCCAGCGGCTCAGTCGCCTGTGGATGCTTACGGATTGGCAAAGCTTGTGAACCCCCAAGGTGTGTCACCTTTCTTTGGTCAGTTCCGCGACACAGTCATGCACAAGATCAGTGACTATCGTTGGATACCTAAGCCCACTGCGGAAGCAACTGTACACAAGATACTTCAGCCTGCTATTAGGTTTGAGAAAGCCGACTGCCTTGACTTGCCCGAGGTTACAGCAGTTGACAGAGAAGCTCCGCTTTCGCCACAGCAGATGAAGTACTACAACATACTCAAGAAGCAGATGTTAATTGAGGCAGCAGGAGAAGAGATTACAGCTATCAACGCCGCAGTAAAGCTCAACAAGCTCTTGCAAATCTCAGGTGGCGCAGTGTATTCAGACACGGGCGAAGTGATTGAGTTTGATGTGTCTGATCGCCTCAAAGTAATTAAGGAAGTGATTGATGAGTCAAGCCACAAGGTGCTCGTGTTTGTTCCGTTCACGCACACGATTGAGTTGTTAACCAAATACTTAATTAAGAACGGCATTACATGCGATGTCATTAACGGGGCTGTGTCTGCTAACAGACGCGCAGAGATTGTCAAAGAGTTTCAGACACGGGATAACCCTAAAGTGCTTGTCATTCAACCGCAAGCGGCATCACACGGGTTAACACTGACTGCGGCTAACACTGTTATTTGGTACGCTCCCACCTCCAGTGTCGAAACGTATCTGCAAGCAAACGCACGCATCGACAGGCCCGGCCAACGCAATCCAATGACTATCGTACACATACACGGAAGCCCAACGGAGAAGCGTTTATATGCTTTGTTGCGTAACAACGTAGCGAACCATAACAAAATAATTGATTTGTATAGAGAAGAATTTATAGACGCCTCTTGACAATGTCAAAAGTGGTGTTATATTAGAGTTGTGTCGCAGTGATGGGTAACGGGTTAGCGCCGTTGCAGACGTTAAATGTTTTGAAACAATCACACTGCTTTATGTGAACTGTCACTGCGACACATTTAACAATTAGGAGAATCAGATGGAAGAAGTTGAAGATAAAGTCACCTCCGTAGACTTGGACAGATTGACCTCAATCTATATCAAGATACGCGACAAGCGGGCGGCAAACAAGAAAGTGTTTGAAGCCGAAGATCAAGACCTCGAAGAGCAGATGAAAGTGTTAGCACAAGAGATGCTCGACGTATGCAAAGACATGAATGCCGACAGCATTCGCACCCCACATGGCACGATCATGCGTTCAATTAAGTCACGGTATTGGACAAACGATTGGGATTCAATCTACGGTTTCATTGAAGAGACCGGAGCATTTGGCCTGTTAGAGAAAAGACTTCATCAAACAAACATGAAAGACTTTCTCGCTGAGAATCCAGACCTTTACCCCAAGGGGCTAAATGTCGAAAGTGAATACACCGTGGTAGTTAGACGTTCTAAAGAAAGCTGAAAATGAGTAACATTACAATCCTCAACGAAGACCTCCCCGAATTCTTGCAAACCGCAGGAGTTAGCGACCTTACACGACAACTCGCTGGTCGTACCGGAGTCAAACGCATTGTGCCTAAGAATGGCATTTTCCGTAAGACAGTCGGCGGCGAAGAGATGGGCAAGGTCAAAGGCAACGTGAATGCCGTCATCGTTAACGCATCCCCTGCTGTTGGTCGTATCTTCTACGCTAAACAGTGGAGCCCTGATGCTGAGCCGACTGCACCTGATTGCTTCTCTAATGATGGGCGCGCACCCGATGCAGGCTCAGCTAACCCACAAGCAGATCGTTGCGATAGTTGCGGGCAGAATATCAAAGGCTCAGGCCAAGGTAACTCTAAGGCTTGCCGCTATTCACGCCGCATTGCGCTTGTGTTGGAAGAAGACTTCGGTACATCACTTGAAGGTTCAGTCTACCAAATGAACTTGGCGTCCAAGTCTTTGTTTGGTGAAAGCGTAGGTGATAACACGCACACGTTTGAAAACTACTCTAAGTACTTGTCCAACAACGGCAAGAGCTTGGACTACGTTGTGACGCAGATTAGTTTCAACGAAGACAACGACAACCAGTCTGTGTTGTTTACGCCGACTAAGTACATTAACAAGACACAGTACGCTGTGACTAGCAAAGTGGCTAACACTCCTGAAGTGCTGAAGATGGTAGTTATGACACCATACCAAGCTGACATGTCCGGCAAGACCGCTAAGTTGGAAGCACCTGCCCCCAAAGCAGAAGCCCCTGCTAAAGTTGATCCAATCGACGAGCCAATCAAGCGCCCCGCTAAGGCCGCGCCTGCACCTGTGACCAAGAAGGATTTGGATTCCGTGGTGAAGGCTTGGAGTGAAGAGGAGTAACGCATGACCTATGGTTATAGCCAGAGCTTGGTGCACGCAAATAAAAAAGCAAGCGTCAAGTCTCTGGGTGTGGCCTTGGGTCGTGTATGTATCCGCGAAAACATAAGCGTTAGCAAGATTGCAGATGACTTTGGGGTAACCCGAATGACTATCTACAATTGGTTTAAGGGGGACTCAGTCCCCTTTCATTCCTACGATCAAGCGATCAGCGATTACATACTCCACCTTAAAGCCCACCACCAACTGAAATAAATAAATGTCCCACTTTGACCTACTAGATGCAGTACTACCCACAGAGGGTCGGTACTGTGTGTTTGGGCTAGGGAAGTATCCAGATCAGAAGTTTTACGATACAAGAGCAGAAGTAGATGAGCAAATTGAGACGCTAGTAAGTAACAAGTTCGATGTGTTTTTTGGTTGCGCCAAGTTTGGCCCGCTCAATAACCGCACACACGAAAACGTTGCCTATGTTCGCGCACTGTGGATGGATATTGATTGCGGCCCCACGAAGGCTGTACCCGATGAAAAGGGAGTTATCAAAGGTTACATTGACCAAGCCACAGGTCTTGCCGAGTTTAAGAAGTTCTGTAAAAACGTAGGGTTACCACAACCAATTTTAGTTAGTTCAGGCTACGGCATCCACGCATACTGGTTGCTAGAAGAGACCATAACTCGCACAGATTGGGAACCCCTTGCAAACCGCCTTCGTGAGTTGTGCGTAGAGCAAGGATTCATTGTTGACCCTGCTGTATTTGAAGCATCCAGAGTACTGCGTGTCCCCGGCACATACAACTTTAAAGCTGAACCTGTTGAAGTAAAGGTTCTTAACGAAGTCACTCAGCGTATGACCTACGCACAAGTGAAAGAGCTACTCGGCGCACCGGATGCAGAACCGGAAGACGAGCGGCCAGACTTTATACCGCGCACCATGAGTCCTTTGATGGAATCGGTGATGCAGAATAAGGTGAAGCGATTTAAAACAATAATGCTGAAATCAGCGCAGGGCGAAGGTTGCAACCAACTGATGCACTGCTACGAGAATCAAGCCACACTCGACTACAACTTATGGCGCTCAGCGCTTTCGATTGCAACTTTTTGCATCGACCGAGATTCCGCAATACACAAAATGTCTGCGGAGCATCCCGACTACGACCGGTTTAAGACCGAGTACAAAGTTGATGACCTGCAACGCACGGGTGGGCCGCATCATTGCGCTACCTTTGAGAAGCAGAACCCCACGGGTTGCGAAGGGTGTAAACACAAGGGCAAGATCAAATCACCAATCATGCTTGGTGTGGAGATTGAGGAAGCCGAAGACGAAGATTACGATGTTGTAATTAAAGCCGAAGACGGTGAGGTTGAGACAGTGCGCATACCTGAGTATCCATTCCCATTCTTCAGGGGTAAAAACGGCGGCATCTACCGCAGACCCGCAACTGACGAAGCAGAACCAGACCTTGTGTATGAGCACGATCTATACATCATCAAGCGGTTAACAGACCCCGATATTGGGGAGACGTTGCTATTCCGATTGCACCTACCAAGGGACGGCATGAAGGAGTTTGCAATCCCACTCGGAGTACTTTCATCAAAAGACAAACTGCGGGAAGCACTAGCGTCTAAGGGTGTGGGCTTGTTTAGTAAGCAAGTCGACCTCATGTGCGTATATGTGATTACAGCGGTTAAAAATTTACAAGTTATGCGGAAGGCAGATATTATGAGAACACAGTTTGGTTGGGTCGATAACGATAGCAAGTTCATTCTTGGCGATAGAGAGATTACAAAAGATGGTGTGTATTACAGCCCGCCCTCACACATTACCAAGGCGGTAGCCGAGCACCTTAACGAACACGGTGACTTTGAGAAGTGGAAAGAAGTCTTCAACATGTACGCGCAGCCCGGCCTTGAGCCCCATGCTTTTGCGGCACTGACGGCCTTTGGTTCACCACTGTTGAAATTTACAGGTATGTCTGGTGCAATCATCAACTTGATTCACAGTAGCTCAGGCTCGGGTAAGTCGACTGCCTTGTTTATGTGCAACAGTGTATGGGGTCACCCCGTTAAGAACGCCTCGATCTGGAAGGATACGTTCAACGCAAAGATGCACAGGCTTGGCGTGATGAACAACCTGCCCAACACAATCGACGAGATTACGAACACCAGCCCTATGGAGTTCTCTGACCTGTCGTATAGCATCTCTCAGGGTCGAGGCAAGAACAAGATGCGTGGCTCGGTCAACGAAGAGCGGGTTAACTTAACTAGCTGGAATGGGATGACCTTAACGTCCTCAAACGCTAGCTTCTACCAAAAGCTTGGTGCGGCAAAAGATTCCCCCGATGGTGAGTCCATGCGTCTACTTGAGTATGAGATCAAGCCTAACAACCTGATTGACGTGCAAGTCGGCAAGCAAATGTTTGACCACCAACTGCGGGAGAACTACGGGTTTGCCGGTGAGATTTACGCCCAGTGGCTTGTCAACAACTTGGAAGATGCCAAAGACCTAGTGCGCAAGATTCAGGCTAAGCTCGACAAAGAAGTTAAGTTCACACAGCGTGAGCGTTTCTGGTCAGCCGTAGCCGCCTGTAACATTGCCGGTGGCCTAATCGCTAAGAACCTGCAACTGCACGACTACGACATGAAGGCCGTGTACGACTGGCTTAAAGGTATGCTCGGCGAGATGCGTGAGGATATTAAGCCCCCAGTCAGCAACCCCGCCTCTACCCTTGGTGAGTTTATCAACGGCAACATGAACCACGCTTTGGTTGTAAATGGTGAGAATGACGCACGGAGCAACATGATCCCTATGCCGACTATGGAGCCAAAGGGTGAACTGCTTATACGCTACGAGCCGGATACCAAACTGTTATGGATTGCGGCCAAGTCGTTTAAAGACTTTTGCGTCCAGCGTCAGATTAACTACAAAGATTTACTTAACGAGCTGAAAGAGGCTAATGTATTTAAAGAAGCAGTCAACAAGCGTATGGCTAAGGGTATGAAGGTTGTGTCTCCCGCAGTGCGTGCCCTGATGTTTGATGCGTCTCGGTCTGATTTTATTCACATAGATACACCCGATGAAAATCGAGACAGTTCACTATGAGGTTAACTGGGCTAAGTTCCGCAAGGGGTACTCGTTTTTTGTACCCTGCATTGATACAGCGAAAGCTAAAGCGGAACTTGACCGAGTGGCCCGCCGACTAAAGATGGATCTACTTACGAAAGTAGTCATAGAAGACGGCATAAAAGGTTTGCGAGTGTGGAGGCTTTAGGCTAAACTTTAGTTGTCGGGAAGCAGTTGCCGACGGTTTATTTTGGTTGCCCTCCTTGTACCCCCGGCTAATCCCCGGGGGTTTTTTTCATTTCGCCGCTTCTTTTTCAAGCTTCTCACGAGAGGGCTCAAGCAACTGCTCCAAGTATGGATAGAACTTCTTGTCCACATCAAACCCACGATCAGACTTGGCGCGCTTAGCTATACGCGCTTGAACTAATTTGCTTAAGTCACCACCATCAACCCTAGCTTGCGGGTTACGCGCACCGAACGCAATTAGTTTTTCCAGTGCGTCATCAAACGCTTCGTCATCGCCTCGTGTAGCTTCTAGGTCAACACGATTAACAAGCTTACCTTTCTCAATCACTACTTTTGCTTTAAGTGCATTGGCTTTAAAGTTAGCTTCTTGCGCGGAAGCCAAACCTGTAGTCCGTGCACCGCCTGCTTGAGCAAGTAATTGCGCTTTTGTGAACTCCTCGGGCTCTCTAATAACTGCGCCTGTACTTGTTGTAGCGCCTTCTTGACTATATCGAACAGCAGTCAATGGCTGGCGCAGGGCGGCAGGGAGAAGTCTTTCCAAGCCTTGCATGGTTTTACCCTCTTGCAGTAGACGGATAGCTGAAGGTATTTGATTTAACGCCAAACTAGCAAACGGCCCCATTAACGACAGCGCGTATTCTTGCACTGTATCTTCAAGAGCGCGTTGTTCTTTTAACTCAGGCATCCACATGTTGTTCATTGACAAGCTATTGGACATGGCGTAGCCCGAGATAGTGTCAATTAAACCAGAATCTAGGATGTCACTAATCTTATATCCACCAATCTGGGCTTCACCAAAGAACTCAGGAATAAATACACTGCGACCCCAGAATTCAAGATCGCGCTCTTCTAACGGGTCTTCATCGTCTTCGTCACGCATTGCATTAATAATACCTTGCACAGCACCCATAGCCGCGCTGATACCGGGGATACCAACATAACCAGCAAGCAAGCCTGACATAAACAAAGTACCAAAGAACTGAGTAGCCGCTTCTTTCTTAGCCGCCGCATCCATACCGGCCATCATGCGGTAAGCGTTACGAGCCAAGTATGTGGTTACGAAAGCAGGGAAAGTCTTAAATTGCAGCAGCGTACGACCAAGCGGGCCACGCATGACACGCGCACGATTTTGCTCAGAGAAGTTACCAAGGGCATCGTAAGTATCTTTAACTGCTTGATCGACAGCGTCGTCGAAAGACATGCCTTCTTTGCGGCTCAAACGGAATGAAGTCATAAACATGACTTCGCGGTTTAAACGCTCAACGTGGTGGAACAAACCACCCATCATGTTAGTCGCAGATTTCCATGCGCCAGAGTACTTAGTTGACGGAGTGTTGCGACGATCCATTAAGTCATAGGCCATCGTGATCTCACTGACACCACGATCTGTCATTGCTTCAATAGCCAGTTGCTCTTCCTCGTTCATCTTAACGCGACGAGAGTTAGCTAAAGACAACTGCTTAAGGTTTCCATCTTTATCAATAACACCGACGTCGTTAAAGATCAACATCATTTTGCCCATCTCAGCGGCTACAGCGGCAGGGCTATGGCGAGACATAAGGACAGGTGCGCCAAATATAGGCAATGAGGAGAACTGAACAACAGCGGTCTTAACCGAAGTCATGAAGTATAGGAACGCCGACTTGTTTGCAAAGTTAGCCGCACTTTGCGCTACAGAATCTACAGCAGGTGGGTAGACTTCTAACTGAACACGGTTACCAAGTTCATCGACTAGCATCTCTAGCTTGTCTTTCTCAGGATTGCCCTTGAGACTTTCTTTGGCAGCGTCAACTTCACGAAGCATTGTCGGGCCATATTTCAGACGCGCAAGCTGGTTAGCCATATTAGTGGATGACGTGATAAAGTTACGCAGCGCGTCACCTGAGAAGCCAGCAGTACCCTTGCGGTGAATAAACTGACGACGGAAACTCTGCTCCGGCATCGTAGTCAAATACAACTGATAGATTTGATCCTTGAGTGTCTCGGCATCAGTCTCACTAATACCATCACCAATTAGCTCAAAGATTTGTTTAAGCAGAGGCGCGGTGTCGTTAGTTGTGCTCTTATCGCGCAAGCCCTTTAAATCATTACCGGTTTCAATATCCTCGTCGGCTTTCATCTCAGCCATACTGCGGGTATCACCGTCTTTTTGCAGATCACGCACTCGCTGACGCATAAACATCTCGCGGTCGACTACGCTTTCAAACATGTAGAACTCTTTCTTCTTACCAGAGCCCACACGCAACCAGTAATCACCATAGCGCATCAATGGGAAGTATGGAGACAGACCCTTTGCTGTCTCGTACATCTTCTTAATCTCAGCCATTAACTTACCCTTGGGTGTGTCGGGGTCGGCGGCATCACCGGGGATCTTCATTGCGTCAATGCGGTTGTTTAACAGCAAGCGGTACAAGTCAAAGTTAGACTTGTAGTAATCACGTACATCAACGTAGATTTCCTTGGCCTTATCGCTCAGGCCATCCCACATCTTGTTAAGCGTAGCGTCTTTTCTATTTGTAGCAGGGTCAATGCTCTTGTCTGTGGCGTAGTGCATCACAGCAGATAGCTCAGCAAGTTCATTCTTTTGGCCCTTGACTAGCTTGCCGTACATACCGGGCTGGACGTTTAACCATTTGGTTACTACATCTGAAGCACCACCAAGCATCTTCATGCGCATAGCACCCATGTCTTGCATAGCACGCCATGTTTTATCCATGTGCGTAATACCAAGGTTAGTGCCCCACTCAACTAAAACGTTAGTCTGGATAGCAGGCATCAGCGCTTTTAACTTAACAACGTTGAGCGCACTCCACATAGACTCAAGGGTATCTAAGAAAATCTGCGGGTCGCGTAGCTTAACCATTGTGTCAATGCCGTCGACTACCTCTTGCGCTTCCTTGCTGCGCAGGATTTTCTTTTCAGCAGCGGTAATCTTTTTAGCGTTGGCTTTGGCCTTAGCTTTAGCCGCAGAAACTTTCTCACCACGGCCTTCACGGATTGCGTTAGCTTTGTCAGCCTTGGCAATCATCTTCATTGTTGGTGTTAGCTTAGCCGTCAGAATCTCATCAGTAACAAGAATTAAGTCAGACAGGGCGTTGATGGAGTCGAGCCCCATGCCAAGTAATTCACGGATTGCGTCTACAAAACGGTTAAACAGACCTGTGTCTTCTTCAAAACCATAAGCCCCCATCAGGAACTTCTGGAAGTAGGGGTCGGTCATGCCATAGGAAACAAACTCGTGCGGGTTGCTAAACACACCAGACACGGTCTTTAGGTAGTAAATATCTGTGGGCAGCTCGCCCAAGTTAGACAGTCGGTTGTATTCATCCTTTGCGTTGTTCATCACGTCGATGAGCTTGTTGTACGCACGAGTTAGTTTGGCATCACCTGAAAACCCACGTTGAACGGCGAGGAGAGCAAGCTCAAGCTTTTGCTGCGTTGCAGCATGAAGTAACTCGTGCAGTACTGTGGTGTTATTAATACCTTGGAAGTCACCTGCGCTAGAGCCGCGCACGTAGATAATCTTTTCACCAGTAGTTGTGTTCTCAAAATACACACCACGGGCACGGGAGTTGTCATTGCCCCAAGCCTCTTGATGGCGAGACAGTTGTTCTGGTAGGGGGTCGGTCTCTTCAACTACAACAAATTTAACGCCGTTGACCAGCCCACGAAGGCGTTTGGCCAAGAATTTTTGCATGCCAGTTCCTGTTTTAACAACTTGATTAACGGCCTGCGCAGCGTTCTTAGCTTTCTTAAACCCTTCGTCTGCGGCTTCGACTTCTTCGTTACTTGCAGAGCTTTTGTTTACGCGCTCTTGAGATTTGTACTTGCGTCCAGCCTGCACATCGTCGTAGTCTCTTTGAGAAATCTTTGTGCGATCAGCAAGTGCGGCTTTAACCCGTTTACCCAAAGCAGTGCCACGGTGCTTAGTTTCCAAGTCCATCATTGCGTTGATGGTGTCTCGTTTAAGCGCACGCTTCTCGTCTTGGGCAGAAGATAACTCTAGGTCGTCGGCAAACTTAGTTTCGTCAACAGGTTTGGCGGCTTCTTCTAACTGGGTTTGGAGCTTGGGTAAAGCACGCTCGCCCTTCATGTACTCAGCACGGCCTTCGGTACGGGCTTTCTCTTTCTCCGCACGCTTTTCTTCAGTGATGTCAGCCTTTGGCCGACCACGTTGTTTGCCGGTTACTGCTCCGGCTGCTGGTGCTTCTTGTCCTTCTTCTTTTGTTTGGACGGCTTCAGGGGTCTCAGTGCCAAGTTCGGCTCCTTTAGTTTCTACGGGGGTTTTTACGGGGGTTGGCTCTACTGCAACGGGTTCAACTCTTTCTCTTTCAACAGGCTCTGTAACATCCGCTCTAGCAGGAACCACTCCATCTCGTTCAGCTTCTCCAACTCCTGTGGTGGCGGGAACGTTGTCGGCTGGTTGTGCAAGTACCGCAGGGCTCTCTCTACCTGCTTCACTGATAGGTTCTGTAACATCTTTTGCTCCCTCTTCAATAGGCGCATTTGCTTCCTCAATCTCGTTACGCGCTAGTGTAGCGGCGTCTTCGGGCATGTAGCCCCGCTTCTTGTATTTTGCTACAAGTGCTTCAAGCTCTGGGGAGGGCGCAGGTTGTACCTCTGGAGTTACTTCCGTAGGAGCAGCTTCCGATACCACCGTAGGGGGCGCAGGTTGTACCTCTGCCGCAGGTTGTTCTTCTACCGCAGGCTTCATGCGTTTGGCTAGGGCATCTTTAAGTGCTTGGCGCTTGTCAACTGGGGCTGTCGGGGCTAAGGGAGTTTCTTCTTCTACCGTCCATGGGTCTAAAGTAGGTTCAATCTTTTCTGCGGTTGGTTTTGGTTCTTCTCTACGACGCCCTTTAACGGCTGTAGCACCAACGCCCATAGTTGCACCCGTTACAAGGCCCATACCAGCCGCTTCAGGAACACCTTCTAAAATAGGCTTATCTAAAGCGTAGTTTGCCCACATCTGTTCTTGCGCAGACTGCGGCATCTCTTCAAATACACCTTCGGTTACACCAGCGGCAGTAGCACGCACGGCAAAATCTTTAACCGACTTTGAACCACCACCTGTAGTTGCTTTACTAGCCAGTAGCGTGTCAATATCATCAATGCCTAATTTATTGGCTAACCTACCACCAGCCACACCAAATGCCGCCGTACCAGCACCGGAACCAACGGCAGATAAAGCTTGTTTGCCAGTTAATAATTTGTCTTCGGTTTGTTGGCGTGTTTGCTCAGCAGCACTACCAGCACCAATTAAACCTTCACCCGCAGCGGCGGCTAAATATGGGGAAACTTTTGGCGCGGCTTTTAAAACCCCTCTAGCAATACCTGCTCCGCCAAGCATTGGTGCTATTGATTCGCCAACCGTTGTAGCAATAGTGCTGGGGTATTGAAGGGCTTTGCCAATGGTTGGTAAGAAACCTTTTGTTTCTTTTACTTGGCGATTTGCGTATTGTTGTGCCTCAGACAAATACGTATCAAGTATTTCTTTGGCTTCGTTAGGTTTGTAACCCGCTTGCTCAAGAAGTTTACCAACACGGCCAAGCGTGGGAATGTCAGCTAAACCAACAAAAGCTTCAGGTAAACCAATAGCACTTTTAAGAAAAGTAATACCGGCATCGAGGGTTGTACCGCCAATAGTTCTGTCGTAACCCTTTGCTTCCCTTGCCGCAACTTGAGCACGGTACTCATCCGCAGTCATGGAGTTAGGATTACGCACCGGATTTGTGCCTACAAAACGCTCCATCTGCTGGGGCGTCATTTGTTGCGTAGGGGCAACGGCAGGGGCGGGGGCAATAGGAGTTTCAGACGCGACTTCCCAGCCAGAACTATCGGCTGCACCGACTGGAGTTTCGGAAACAACCGACCATTCGTCTTTTGCCATATTATTTCACTTGTATTGGTTGACCGTTCTTAAGAGTCCAAGTTTGCCCGTTTCCAAACTTTGTTGCAACACCTTCTTTTAGCTTACTTACGGGCGGCGTGCTTGAAGCGGCGGCAGGAGCGGCGGGGGCTGAAGAGTCGGCAGGGGCTGGGGCATTTCCGCCAGACATCACAGTCGGCGCTATTCCAAACTCGGTTTTAATTTGGTTCTTAAGCTTAGCAATACCCGCCGCATACTCAGTTGGGTTCTTTTTGCGCATTTTGCGCAAGTCCGAATATTCTGGGGTGTAGTACCTTTCAAGGAACTCTTGATTGGCCTTTTCAACTCTGCTGACGTCTACGCGACCCGTACCAGCCGACTTGCTTAGTTGGGCTTGAGCTAAGTTCATAGCCCGTTTACGAGTAGTTGCGTCGTCAGGTTCGCCTTCAGCAAGCAAAGCTGCTAGCTCGGCGTCGTAAGACTTATCTAAATCGGTTTTCTTTGCACCGCTACCAGCGCCTTTACCTTTAGCTCTTTCTTTTGCAGATTGAATTTGAGCGTCGGCCATAATTTGGCTCTTAATAACACCAAGGTTACCGGAAAGAGCTTTACCAACAAGGTTGCTCTTAGCCACGTCCAAGTCTTTAGCAATCTTAGCCAAGTCAGAATCAAGTTTTTGTTCTGCTTTAATGTCACCACTTTTTTGGGCTTGACGCAAGGCTTGAACTTTATACTGCGCTTCGTTAAGAAGCTCATCTACTTTAATACCTTCTTGGCGCAAGTTAGTTTCTTCACCCATGAATTTCTCAGCGGAGCCCATGCTACTGCGAGCTAATGCGCCAATACCCCCAAGACCTGTTTGACCACGGGTTGCATCGCTATAGTCTAAAAGAGCTTTTCGAGTAGCAAATTCTTTGCTTTTATCAAGGTTTGCTTGTCGTTGCGCGCGATCCGCTAATTTAGCTTCTTTTAATGAGGCAAGACCTTCTAAATAGCCTTTACCAACTGGGCCTTCATCAACGCCGTAATCTTTTCTTGCAGTTAATTCTTCTTCAATTTTTGCGGTTGAACGAACAGGACGTGCACCCGCTTTCATACGCGCTTCAAACTGAGGTTGGAGTCGGCGAAGTTCTGCTGCCGCGTCATACTCAGCGGCATTACTAAGAGTGCCTGACTCCACGCTATCTTCATCATCTTCTTCAACTTCACCACCTTCTTCAAAAGCAACAATGCCGCCTGAGCCGTACTCAAACATGCGTGGGTCAACAGGAACACCCATCAGACCACCACCTGCTGCCATACGAACGGGTTGCGCACCTTGAGGTGCTTGTTGTGGCATAGGGCGTGGAGCCATTTGCATTTGCTGTTGAGGCATTGGCTGTTGTTGGCGCACAGGTTGAGGAATACCGGGGGGCGCTGCTTGCTGCGCGGCTCCAACTTGCTGAGCCATTTGCTGCATACCTTGCTGCTGTCGTCCTTGCTGCAACGCACCAATACCCATGCTTTGAAGGGCTTGCTTAGGTAGGCTTTGATTCAAAGGTTCAGCAGGGGGTTGCGGCTGTTGAGACGTCTGTATCTCTTTATTGATTTCGCTAATACGAGCAAGCGCCATGAACGGAGGCACTTGGGGGTTACCGCCTTGAGCCGCCGACGTCAAATACTGAATTGACTCGGGTAAAGGGGGCAGCTTATTTAGCCTGCTTTGTACTTCCATTAAGTTCATACTGCTACCTTTTATTTAGGAATCAAACCAAGATCTTTAAGCGTCTGTTCAACAGTGGGCAAGCTACCAGTAATTTCAGCTAATTGGCCCATACCGGATTTACCTAGTGGGCTATTAGTTACAGTAGAGATAGGCAAACCTTGCAACATAGATTGCAGATATTGCGTTTGCTTCATTGGGTAATCACGTTGTGCCAAGAACTCATTGTAGTCGGCAGTAATACCTTCTTGCTCAATACCACGTTGGGCTTGACCTGCATTGGCCATCATATTGGTAAGGTCTTTAGCTTGACCCACTTCAGTATTAAATTGACCCATACCCTTGTCGTACGCACTTGCGTACCCTTGGCCAATAGCTTGGTTTTGTGCTTGTAATAAATTACGGTTAGCTTCAGATTCCATAATGGCTTGACGACCACCGCCATAACCACCAGCTTGAGTCATCTTAGCTAAGCCGGGTTGCATATTAATTTGGGACTGCCTGCGTAGTTCTTCCAACTGTGGGTTAAGCACGGACTGCAAGTACGGGTTCATGTACTGAGAAGCAATACCCGGAGTACCAGCACCTGTTGCGCCAGTAGTTCCAGTGTTTAATCCAGCAATACCTGCACCCGCGCCTGTACCAATAGCGCCGGGAGTATAAGCATTAGTACTCATAGTTGGCGGTTGATATGCGCTAGTAGAACTAAAGCTTTGACCTAGTTGAGTAGGAAACGCAAGATTACCCAAACCTTTAAACACGTTGCTTTGCAGGCCAGACTCACCAGCCGTCATTGGGCCTTGATAGGTTTGATAAGGTGAGTTGGCAATAGCTTGGGCTTGACCAAGCATATTCGTTACATACGGGCCTATGTAACTAGACAGAGTTTGTTCCGACGTACCGCCAGCGGCGGGCAATGCCGAGGCCGCTGTGCCTGCTGTAGTTGTTAAGGGAGTAGCCATAGTCGTTCCTTAAGCGGGTAAATGCTTGTCTGATTTGGTATCGGCAGCAATGTTCTTAGCCTTGCCGCGAGCCTTTTTAATTCTGTCCATCATTGCGTATAGTTTACGCGCACCAGCTTCTGTTGAGCCATTGCCTAATTCAGAGACAATACGTGCTGGGATTACAAATTCGCCGTCGGCTAACCGAGCAGGTTGCTTTCTGCCAATCGTAGCAGGGATGCTGTCAGACACGCCATCACCGGGGCCACGGAGCAATCTACCGCCATCAGAGTAGCCACCCAGATTAGCAATACCACCACGAGCGTAACCCATTAGACCACCAGCCGCCGCAACTTCTACAGGGGCAGCAACAGATTCCGCAGGGGCAGCAACAGATTCAGCAGGAGCTGTAGACGCAGGGACTTGCCCAGCCTTAAGGTACTGCATGGGAGTGAAATAGGTAATGCCACCAGAACCGGGTCGGCGAGGGATTGGTACACCCTTTGCATCCAACATTGGAGTGCCCGCTGCATTCATCATTGTTGTGGGAATAGGCAGTTGCTGACGAGATGCAGTCAAAGTGGGGATACCACCTCTGTAACCACCGGGGCCTTTTTGTACATCAAAAAGTTTGTCTGCCAACTTGCCCATACCAACAGCGCCCAAAGTTTGGAGCAAGGGCGAATCTTTAAACAGTTTAGCAAGGTCTGAGCCGCTAAATAGACTGCTGTTGCCATACATATTACCGGAGGTGGTGTCACCTGTAGTAGATACATTTTGCCATGGCTGAACATCCTCATAACCTTGGGAGGTCATGTAGTCATTAAGCTCTGCCCCAGCAGTGGCATACCCGCTGTCGTCTACGCTCCAGTCAACTTGTTGATTTTCATCATCCATATTAGGCTCCTTGCCTTATGATTTCTGCAATTTCTTCAGGAGTCGCAGCGTTGTCGCTTGACCCTTCAATCTTTTTAAGCAATTCTTCGACATCATTTTCGTCGGTTTTGTCCTTCTGGGCAAGTGCTTCTTCCTCAATCTTTTCACCTTCAGCACCGGCTTTGGTGACGCTCAGCGCCTTGTATTCTTCTTGCTCCAACTGGCCTTTCTTGCCAACCTTCTGTTTCTTAGACCCAAATTCTTTGCCGTAGTAGAACACGTTGGCCAATTGAGGTACGCCAAAAGAGGCCGCCACTGCCGTAGCTTGAGGCCAAGTTAAACCCGTTTGCTTACTTGGAACCTTTGGATTCTTAGGCGGCTTAGGCGGCGGTGACTTAGTTGGATCAGCAATAATTTTATCAATAATTGGGTCATCTATCAGGGTAGTAACCTTGTCAATTACGTCATCGTCTAAGTCGTCAATGATGTCGTCAACCTCTGCTTTTGTTTTAACTTCGTCCTTAGTTTCAACTTCTGCTTTAGTTTCGGTCTTGGTTTCAGCTTTGGTTTCAGCTTCGGTCTTGGTCTCAGCTTCGGTCTTGGTCTCAGCTTTGGTTTCAGCTTTAGTATCTGCAACTACATCTGCCTTAGTGTCAGCTTTAGTATCTGCTTTAGTGTCTGCTTTAGTGTCAGCTTTAGTATCTGCTTTAGTGTCTGCAACTACATCTGCCTTAGTGTCAGCTTTAGTATCTGCTTTGATGTCTGCAACTACATCTGCTTTAGTATCAGCCTTAGTATCTGCTTTGGTGTCTGCAACTACATCTGCCTTAGTATCTGCTTTGGTGTCAGCCTTAGTATCTGCTTTGGTGTCTGTAAGCACATCTGCAACAGTGTTAGCTTTAGTCTCAGTTAACCCCGCAGTTTGTAGCTCAGAAACTACATCAGCTTTAGCGCCAACCGTAGCGTCAGTTTTAGTAGCGTTTTCAATTTTAGTTGCTAACGACGTTGCCGTTTCATCTGAAACTTTAAGCCCAAGATCAGCCATAGTTTGCTGAGCCGTATCAACCGCAGTGGTTGTACCCGTAGTTGTTTTGTTAGACGTAATAGCGTTTAGGTCAGCAACGGTTACGCTCTCGCCCTTAGCGTTTGTGCCAATGACCGCAGACGTATCAACCTTTACTTCGCCTGAAGTTTTACCTGTTGCCGATTCACCAAGCAGCTCGGCCAGAGTTACGGGTTTACCCTCAGAATCTGTAGCTACAACTTGGTCACCGTTAAGTTTTGTAACACCTAAGTTATCAAGTGTCTCTTTGCTACCTAAAATTTGGTCGCCAATGATTTCATTAGACGCAGTAATGGACTGATCTTCTGTAAGCCCAGCATCTTGTAATTGCGTAATGAGCGTATCAGACGCATTGCTTGGAGAAGTGCTGTTCTTTAACGTAGTTGCCGCAGTATCCGCAACAGACTTAACTTGGGTCTCGGACAACCCAGAGTCTTGAAGCGCTGAAACAGTAGAGTCGGCGGCGCTAATAGTCGCCGTGGTTTTGCCGCCAATAACTGCTTCCCATGCGCTTGTACCGGCAATCTTAGTCCAGTTTAAATCATCGTCGGGTTTGATTATTTTTTGCGTACCGCCTTCAATAATGCCAGCTTCTACGCCTTCTCCAGTACCTTCTTTAACACCCACTTTAGCGGCAGTTGTGGCTATTTCTTTTGCGCCAACTTTACCTGCGGTATCTCCAAAAATTTGTTTGGTCAGTGCGTTACCGCCGGGAACTAAATTAAGTGTACCTGTAGTTACTGCACCAAGAGCTAGCGCCTTTTGTGACGCAGTTTGAGCGTCTTTGTCCGACATGCCAGCGTCTTTTGCGCGTTTGTAAGCATCTTCAGCAGCACCGCCACCTGACTCCATCATGTCTAAAACAACTTCGGTAGAAATACCTAAAGCCCTAGCAATTCTTGGCGCTGCGCCAACTAATTTAGCCGCAGTAAGCACGCCCCCAGATGCAAGCAGTTGCGTGCCTTCTTGAAGAATTTCAGACGCTACGTTATAGGCTACAAACCCGGGGTTACTAACAATTGTTTTACCTACAACAGCCAAAGCTTCCCAGCCATCTTTAGCAGCGGCCATGTTTTTATTAAAGTCCGAGCTAGCAGCCTTCATTTCTTCTGGCGTTTTAGCTTTAGAAAAAGCAGCGTAATCACTAACAGCTTGATCTACCGTACCGCCACGTTCTAAAACGTTAATAGCTTTAAGAGTACCCGTAACAAATGAAGCAATTTGAGATGTTGAGTCTACTGCTAACGCACCAGCATACTCGGCAATCTTGCCGCGCTCAGACAAATTCATACTGCCACCGGTCACATTGCCGTTTGCGTCGTATTGAACATCGTTTACGTAGCTACCACCGTTGTCGGCATTGGAAGTTTTAAGCGCGGCAATTCGTGCAGCGGTTGCATCAAGTGAAGCGTTACGGGCGGCTGTGTCATTTTGAGCGGCTACTGTTTTACCCGCATCAGTAATTGTGGCTAGGTTAGACTGATTAATTGAAGCAATCTTTGCATCAGCTTTTTTCTCTGCTTCGGTGGCCGACTCAGTTGTGTATTTACCTGTTACGCCCGTCGCAGGGTTAGTCCATTCAAAAGTTCTATTGGGGCCGTAAGCCAAACGAGCCGCAGCATAAGCATCTTTAAAAGAAGTAGTGCCCGGGCCAGCGGCTGTGTTCCTATCAATAGCACCTTGCAGGTCACCAAACTCAGTGTCTTCGGTTAAGCCAGCGTTTTGAAGATTTGTTACAACGTCAGTGCTCGCAGTGCCCGCAGCGCCAATTTTGTCAACCTCTTTCATGGCGTCAAAATCTGCTTGGGTTTTTGCGTCAACGCCACTTAAAGTCACGCCGTTCCCAGCATCAGACACTACGTTATTAACAACACTTGCTAACTGAACGCCATCGGTTGTTGCATTGCCGTCTGTTAATCCAGCGTTAGCCAAAACATTTGTAACGTCGGTGTTCTGCAACGTAGTGTTATCCACTACGTTAGTTTTAGTATCGCTTGTATTGGTTGTCGTTGTTGATTGATTAGACGCTTGAAAAGCGTTACCAAACACTAAGCCAGCTTGAATAATGTTTGCTTGGTTACCACTTTGGAGCGCATCAACCAAGTTCTTTGCAGAAGCCGCAACGTGCAGGTCTTTACTTCCAGTCAGGTCGCCAAGAGAAACCAAAGCGGCTGAAAGGTTGTCATCTTTAATTGCAAGTGCCAAGTTTGCGGTTTGCATAGCTGTTGTAAGACCTGATGGAAGTGTTCCACCAGTCTGACCGTATGCCGATAAACTTGCGTTGATAATGCCGGGAATGTTTTCCGCTTGAAGAGCGGCAAACCCAGAAACAGCTGTTTGGGCTAGCTTAATGTCTGATAGTGTGCTTTGCAGTTCAAGAGCCCGCGAGGTATTGATGATGTCGCCAGCGGCCTCTGCTGTAGTCATTGCTGTTAACTCGGCTCCAGTAAAAGAACCAGCGGCATTCAAGCCACTCAGTACAGCACCAAGGTAGTTCTTTTGAGAGACAGCTAACGCCGCATTTGCCATCTGAGCAAACGGCTGGTGCGGCCCCGGGATCATCGCCGCAATTGAAATGACCATTGGCCCCATCTCGCTTACGAACGCGTTAATTCCTGTTTTTTCTGTGGTTGCCGTAAGGTATGCCACACCTTCTGGTGTGAACTTGGCATTTAACCAATGGTTTTTACCGGTGAAAACGCCACCGCTTTTTTGGAAAGCAAGTTGGCCTGTGGTATCAGTAATTTCTTTACCAGTGTCTTTGTCAATAACAACGCTACCAATTTTCTGTTGGTAAGTTCCATCTTTGATTGTTGCTAGTTCTGCCTCAGACAGCGGCACAAGTGTGCTGTAAGAATATTCTCCGTCGCCCTCAGTAACGGTCTTGAAGTATTTTTTGTTTATGCTGGATGGATCGACCTTAGCACCCAAGATGGGGTAGCCCTCAGAGTCCGTTTCCGACAAAAAGTATTCGTTGCCCTGCTTTGTGACTGGTCGGCCATCAGCCGTGGTTATACGTTCTGTTGCTGTAGTGGTTTGAAACTTGTCTTTCTGACCAAGGTCACCAATGGTGTCTAACCCTTTTTTGACAAGTAGCGCGGCGGAGTTTTCCAAATTACCAAACACGCCTTGGAAATACTGACCACCAAGTGCGTTCTTTTGGGCGTTCAGTTGCTGAAACAGATTTTCTGATTGAATAGCGTCAGATCCATACGCACTCCACTTTGTTTCAAGCTCGGCAATCTTGTCCTCGTACCCAGTCAAAGCCTCGCCATACAGTTTGTCAATGGCTGTATTTGATTTTGCGTTAGTTACAAAATCTTTAATCTGTTGCGTGGTTGAGTCCGTGTTGTTAGCAATTTTTGAAAAATCTGTTTCAAAGTTTCTAACGGGGTTCAGGCTGTCTTGAACAACTTTTACATCAACGCCGGTAGCTTTTGCAATGTCAGCATCAGTAAAGCCAAACTGTTTCTCTAAAGCGTAACTAGCAATCACCCTGTCAGCGTCTGTTAGAACGTTAGCGCCTGTGAGAGTATCGTTAATAATCTTGTCGCGGTTGGTTTCGTAGTTTGTTAGGATAGTGTCAAACAAAGACTTGTCTTTACCCGTCAGGTCAGCAAGTTGTTGCGAGTTAAAATTAAGATCACGGGCTAAATTGGCAACTGTTTGCGACTCTTCAAACGTTGCAGAGTTGTCTGCAATAATGTCGTTGATGCTTGTGGTTGTAGTGCTCTTTAGTTGGTTTTGGTATTGGTTGTATAAGGCTTCACCAAGAGTTGCTTTTAAGCCAGCGTCACTGATGCCCAAGTCTTTGGCGTATTTAAAACCAGCTAACAAATTAACACCACCCGCGCCAAATGCACCAGACAACTCTGCGGCGGCGGCAGTACGGAACTTCTCTTTATCAGAAGCGTCAACTTTGTTACCAACAACTTTTGCCCAAAACTCCTTGTCCTCTTTTGTTGCTTTTCTTTCTGACCCTAAAAATTCGCTGTATAAATCTTGAATTCGGCTATCCAGTTCTGCTTGCGCCGCAGTTTCAAATATTGCGCGATCTTCTGGGCTAATCTCAGAACCAACCGCTTTAAACCAGTCTGCTAAACCTTTAGCATCAGGTTTACGTCCCAGCACGTTTTCGTACAGACTAACAATACCTGAAACCGCAGCAGGTTTGGTATCTGTTAGATAGTCCGTGACATAAGTACTGTATTTATCTTCAGGATTGCTTGATAGGTAGTCAACAACAGCGGCTTGAAATGTATTGTTTAAATCCTCTGGTTTGATTTGCCCAGTTTCCAAAGCCGCAGTCCATGCGTCAAGACTTTCTTTATCAACGTTGGATGCTTCAGTACCGACCCCTGTACGCCCAATAGAAGCGTAGCGATCCAACACCATTTGTCTATAGTTAGGTTGTACTTGTGTGTCCGCAGTAGCCACAAGATTGGGGGCTAGTACCGCTTGTTCTTCTACAGACCGGTTGGCAAGTTCTGATTGGGCGGCTTGCAAGAAGTCAGCTTTTTCCGACTCATCTACAGTAGGCCCAAATGCGTTTTCCCAAAATGCCTTACCACCCGCATCTGATGGACGACCAAGAATGGTTGTGTACAAATCCTCTACCGTCATAGTAGACTCAGGGATAGACGCAATGTAGTCGTCTACTATGTCAGTAGTTTTTGCGGCAGGGGTGGTTACAGCGGCGGGAGTTTCAATAGCGGCTGCGCTTGTATTAGCAGGGGGTTGAGCGGCGGGAGTTTGAACAGCGGCGGCTGTGTCTGTTGTAGTTTTTTGATATGGAGCAAAGACAGAAGCAATTGCATTGTCATCTAACCCCATAGATCTAAATGTTGCAATTAAATCATTGGTAGCATCTTTTCCACCAAAAACATCATAAATACTTTCGTAACTAGAGGTGCTTTCAGGGGGAGGAGGGGGAGGGGGAGCGGCGGCGGCGGGAGTATCTGGCCCAAATTGCTGGGCGTAATAATCCGTAACGTCATCTTCTGGCTCGTAAACCGTTCTATAAGAGTCTCTGACTGCCATTATCCAACCTTCCAATTTGTTCCGTCAGAGTATACGGGCACAGCAACAGCCCCGCCAGTCACAACGGTTGCCCCAAATGTTGGGCCTAATGCATCAGTAACAAAAGACCTTGCGCCCTTACCAGAGGTGACTGCGCTGGGCAGTGTAGCCACAGTGTAATTAGTTAGAGGGGGCACTACACCAGAAGCCATTAACTGAGTGGTTAATGAATCAAGTCGGTTAAAGTACAAACGCAGGATGTTAAGCATCTGATCAAAATACACACGGTTGTATTCTTCCGGGGGCAGGGGTAAGTTAGGTGCGGCTACCTTGTTCAGTTCAAAATCGGTGGTAACAAGAAAGCTCATCGTCTGCCGTCCGGTCTGATGTCAATACGGGTAGCACCCAACTGCCATGTAGTACCAAGGTTTGTAGAACTTACCTTAAGGATAAGCTGACGACCACGGACACGAGTATTGATCTGGCCTGTAAAGCCTTCAGTTACTGTGTATTGAGCGCCGGTCTGTTTAGTTACATTGCCTGTTACCGCTGTACCAGTTCCAGAGCCTGAGTTTTGCAAAGGGTAGAGCGTATAAACAACTTGCGGCGTAGGAGAAGCATCTGACCCTGAGAATGTTAAGTCAGGCAACATACGATATACAAAGCCAAATCTGTCGCCGTCATCAATGTCAAATTCTGAAGATGAGATATAAGCCTCAATACCTGCGGGTGTGCCTGTTTCGTTGTTGTCTAAGCCGTACTCTTGATCAACTAAGTTGTAGTTGTACGTAGCGGCAATAGGGAAGTCTCTTAGGCCAGAGTCTAGCCAAGCTGTTCGCTCCATCGTGCCGTAGTACCAGATTTTTTCAAGGTAGTTGTACACCACATAACGGTTGGCAACCAAGCTACCAGCCGCGCAGTAGAACCACCAGATTTCGTTGAAACCCTCGTTGGTACTGGCAAACACTTGTTGGTTTTGCTGGAGGTTAATGTCTTGATATACGTACCGGCGCAGGTCGCATGGCAGAGTTTGTAAGCGTCCATCGTACAGATAGAACTTATCTACGCCCATCCAGTACACCACGCCAGAAGCTTGAGCCGCTGCGTTCTGACCGAGAATAGAGATGTTGTCACCCATCAACTGGCTAGACCATACCACTGGCGGGCCAATGTACTGTAAGGAATAGATAGCCGAGTCAGTCCACACCAAGATCTCTTGGCGGGTTTGGATGGAAGTTATGATGCTTGAGCCGTGGGACAAAGTGACACTACCAGCTTGATTGGTTGCGGAGGGTGTCCAGTTAACCACAGATTCCTGATCCGACCAGCGAATTAACATGGGGTTTTGTACTGTAGAAGCGTAATCATTACAGCCAAAAGCAAACACAAAGCGACTTACATCAGATACAAAGACAAAGTTTTGAATAATTGGGCAGTCTGATGCGCCTGACAGACTAACGATGTTTACACCATTAGGCATGATGTAATGATCACCAGATTGCGTTCCTGTCGTGGTAATAGCCGCGCCACCAACAGTGGCCGCTAAGTTAAATGTATTACCGCTAGAGTTAATAACGTAGTAGATTGTTCCGGGAGACAAGCCAGTCGGTAACGCAGCAGGATACCCACTGTTTGTAAGGATGACTGGAGAGCCATTTGGCAAGTTAAAAGCGGCAGTAACTACCGCAGGAGAAGCAATAGTTATCGTAGCCAAGGCAGGGGCTACGCCATAACCGGCATCCCAATAATAAATTGGGCCACCACGAAAACCATAAACCAAGTCTTCACCAAAGTTGTTCTGACTCCACAACCTAATCGCAGATGTTGACGTACCACCAAAACCCCAAGTTCCTGCACCCCATGTACCAGCACCCCAACCGGCTAGTGGGATTTCGTATGCGTCACCTGTGTTAATTTGATAGATGGCATTAACAGTTGAACCACCGCCAGCCGCAACAGTTGAGGTAGCCGCCGTAGCAGATACGATTGTGTAAGTATTGGCATCAACGTAAGTAATAGAATACTCACCGTTTAAATCAAGGCCACCTACGGGAGCTACGTTGCTAAACGTTACAAAGTCACCTGTAATTGCGCCGTGGGATGCGTCTGTAACGGTAACTAAAGTAAGCAGGTTAGTTGTGGCAAACGGGTTATTGAGGATAGCTCCCGCCCGAATAGGCGTGATGTCGTTGTACTCGCCACCCAGTTCAAGATAAAACTTTAAGTTAGTGCCGACACCAATTAAGTTTAAGTTGTCTAAGGTAATCCAATTCCATAAGGAACGGCACAGACCTTGGAATGTAGACGCAGATATACGTGCCCAGCCACCAATTTTCTCGGGTGTACCTTGGCGGAACCGCACTTTGTCGGACTCATACCAGCCACCTTCGTTAGCATAACGGGTGTTCTCCCGGTTAACTCCCGGCTTTAGTACGAGTTTCTTAAGTGCCATCGGTAGTCCTAGGATAAAAAGAGTGCTTTTTCAGCGTCTCTGCGCTTTTTTAGCCCTAGTAGTATTTTGCCACCAGCCATGCAATACAGCAAGAGGGCATCGGCTGCGCCTTCCCAATCACCACGATTGATTTTCATCCGAATAGAAGAGCGCTGAAAAGCCCCCACTCCGGCGTTGAAGGCAAAGCTGACACACGCGTCGAAAGCGCCTTGACGACCAGATAAAGCGGGAGCAAGTCGTAGAACACCACGTTCAGTAGGGACGACATCATCTTCGAATAATTTCTCGATCTCTTCTTTAGTCCAGACACGATTGTCCTCCGGTTTCAGTGGCATCTCTTTGCGGATCATCCCTGCGTAGTCGTTTACACGCACAACGGGTAGTTTAATCTGGTCTTGGTACAGCACATGACCATAACCAATCGTCCAGATATGGGCTGGGCAAAGGTACGGTTTAGTCCTGTACCCCTCCCACTGGTGCATCAAATCAGCGCCAGCTTTGCCCAGTTTCATTTCTTGCTCCAGCTACGTGAGCCAAACCAGAAACCAATGATGCCTCCAAGCATTGCCATCTCGTCTGTGCTAAACAGAATATCAGTCAAACGAACCAAGTCATCCATGCTTGTAACCAAAGCAGGTCGGCTGTAAATGTAGTAAGCCATCCAAGCATTGATAGCGCAGAGTTCCAACACAAAGATGTAAGTAACCATCGGGCGCACAGTACCTACAAAGTTGACCACCCAGCGGCTGGCTTCTTCCATGATTTTCTTGTCGTGGTCGTAGGCCGCTACAGTCATCTGTGCGTCTGTTTCCATAGCAATCTGGTCGGTGCGAATCTCTTCTATCTGGGCTTGGGCAGCATAGCCTTGAGCCAGCATCTGAAGCTGTAGCTCCATCTGAACACGGGCAAGGGCCAACTCATGCTTCTGGTCTGCCTTGTTTTGGAAGAAGTCTAGAAGCTTTGGTAAGCCTGATATGAGCAAACCGCCAAGGGTTGATATGAGTGAAAGCATCGTTAGTCCTTACAAGTTTTTGATTTGTCGTCATTTTGCATGAGTTTGATACCAGACAGGAACCCAATCATGCCGCCGATAAGAGTAGAAAAAGCGGGTGAAATCATTTTGAAAATCTCGGCGTTGTCCACTTCTTTTGCCCACAGACCCAACATAAAGCTGACCACCATAGCCAATACGGAGATACATAGGGTCGTGCTTACCATGAGGGTGACCCACAGCGTCAGCTTCTCCTTTGTTTCTATCTGAGGTTTCTTGACCTGTCTAGGTATCGGCTTTCTGGTCATACAAGTTTGTCAATCTCGCGTTTAAGGTTTGTGATGCCAATGTTTATCGTAATCTGCCGCATCCTGTATTCGTAAATCTCATACTCGTACTGGTGAAACTTCTTTACCTGCTGGTCAATCTGTACCTGCACAGCCCTCTCAGCGTCAAGCCTTTCCACCCGTTTTGCAAACGCTTCTGTCTGCACACTGGTTTGAGGCTGGACAATCGGATACCACTTGTCGTAGCTGATCTTCATTTCTTCTCTCGCTCAAGCGCATCTTTGTATCCATGAATGACTTTAGTTCTGAGTTCTGCCGAATCTGCCGCGCCAGCCCACTCTGACAAGTTGTTCCACATCACCACATAATCTTGAGATCGACAGTGCTGTGCGTTGTTTGTTAACCACATTGACATCTGCTGATGGCGCTCGGATGGGTTGTGGATTGTCCAAGCAATTGACCAGAACTCGCGCACATGGCAGCCATTCTTGGCTACGGCTCCAACTAGCCCCAACAGCAGTAACAGTATGAGCCAACGCATTTATCACACCATACTCCATGCAATGATGTACGTGCCATAGATGACGAAGGCCACTATACAGGCCGCCGCAATGAATGCTTCAGCCCAGTCCCACATGATTAGGCAGGCTCAACCCAGTTAGGGTCGTTAGGCCAAGTGATTGTCCAAGGGAAACCTGCTTGACCTGTGATGTCACGGAGTTGCTGGCGGTATGTAGCCCATGCAGTTTTATCCGCAGTGCTGTCGGCAATCTGTGTCCAGTCGCAGTCCTTGAGCAGTTGGGTACGTTGAGTGCGTACAGATGCGGCTTGCTCTGCGTCTTTCATTGCCTTGTATGCTGTTTCCTGCTCGGCGGCTGTCTGGGCAGGCTGGCCTTCTGATGCGGCGCGGTCTGTGAACACTGGGCCAAGGATGTACTTTGTGTACCACTTGCCTTCAAGCTGTTCCACGCCAGAACGTTGGCTGTACTGATATACCGTACCGCCTGTGGCCTGTGGGCCTTCAAACACAATGTCACCAGCGGGGTCGCTGATGTAGCTGTTAAGCCACTCTTGTGTTACTGGGCGGGGTGGCAAGTTTTGAGCGAAGCGAGTACGGAACTCACTCTCATACATAACTTCACCTGTTGAACGTAAACGAATTTCCATGATGTGCTCCTTTTAAGCAATTGCGAGAAAGATAAATGTGCCAGCACTTGCGTTAATGGCGGCAGGGGCTGTTGAGGATATTTCAAAACCCGAGTTTGCGGTGTCAATGTAGTCTGTGCCTGTGACTTCATTGGTAGAAGTATTTAGTAACAAATACGGGTCATCACCAGCCACGATGCCACGTGCGCTGTCCCAAACGTACCAGTCTCCAGTGCTATCGGTACGCTTAATAAAAACAAAACGTGCGCCTGTTGTAAACCCGCAGTTGATGGTCTGTGCCGCGCCTGTGCCTGTGTAAGAACCTACTTTGGAGACACCAGCGCAGGTTGCAAAGAGGTAGGCAACAAAAGTCGCCCCAGACCCGTTTACATTGCTGTCTGCACCCAAACTAAACACGGTTGATGTAGGTGTTGTGCCATTCCAAATTGAATTGTCAGGCCCACCCCACGCAAAATCATAGTTTAGAAAACCTCTTCGGCTTGCACCTTCGCTTGATACATACGTATACCAAGCAGTGCTTCCTGTAGAGCGTGACTTAACAATCATCAACTCAGGCACTGCTGCCAAGTTGTGCGTCACAGTCGTTGCAGAACCCGTCCCCGTATAGCAAACCTCATCAAAGAAGCCGGGGGCACGTTTAAAATCCCAAGCAATAATGCTAACACCCGAATCGTTTTCATTGCCATTAGCACCAACACTAAATCCATTTTGTGTAAATGCAGTCAATCCTCCAGTTCTAGTTGTCTCTGCCGCAGTAGAGTCTGGAGCAAGTGATATTGTTGCACCTCTTAACCTATCGTAAAGTCTTGGGTTATTAGATCCAGTTCTGCCTTTAATCCAAACTAAATCTAAAGGAGGGCTACCACTAGTTATTGTTTGTGTTGATCCATTTCCCGTATATAAATCAGGACTAAACACACTCGTCCCCACAGTTGGGGTCTTCATTGGGCCACGGCGGATGGCTATGTAGATAAATGTTTGACTGCCACCTAAATTTGTTATATTAAAACCAGTTGCAGTTGGATTTATAAAGTCAGTGCCACTACTTTCTGAGTTAGAATTATTTGGTGCTAAATAAGCATCACCGCCGCCAACTGACATTCCTCGCATATTGTCAAAAAGAAGCCAAATACCAGTGTCTGTTATGTTTTTTACAAGCACCCACTGGGGTTCGTAGCCAAGAGTTACTGACGCATTTCCACCACTAACAGTAAACGACCCACACGAAATGCCGTTGGTTGAGCCGCTGCCGGAAGCAGGGAAGCCACCTGCGTCATGGGCGAATAGGTAGGCTACGTAGGTTTGCCCGTTATTGTTAAGGTCAAGTAGCGATGCGGCTTGGAATGTTGTTGAGGTCACGTCCCAAACATTGTCTCCACTTACATTGGTCGCATTAGTTAGATTAAGACGAGTGTAGTTAAAGTTTGGGTTGGACGTGCCACGGTGGTACACCATCCAATTAGTACCACCAGTTAATGTGTTTTTAACAATGATACATCCCGGAGCACTACCAAGTGCGTGAGAAATAGCTCTGTTACCAGTGCCATTTCCAGTCCACGTCACAATATCAAAGAACTTAGGCTGTTCGCGGAATGTCCATGAGACGTAGGTATTTCCTGACCCATTGGAGCCACTTTGTGATCCAAGAGTAAAACCCGTTGAGGTAAGCGCGGTAACTGCGTTCCCAGAACTTGCGGCGTCGGTATTGTCGCTACTTAAGTACGAGGTAATGGTTCTAGCAGAGTCTTGCAAAAAATGACTTCTGGCGTTATTTCTTTCTTTTAACCAAACCAATCCACCACTACCAGACAAGTCAATGCCGTTTGTAATGGTCTGTGATGTGCCGTTACCCGTATACAAATACGTTGAGAACAAATCCTCAATAAACACAGGTGGGCTGGGCCAAGTACCGGCTTTCTGAGCTTGCTGTTGTTGGTCAAGCGTCCAGATACCAGAAGCCGCCGTTGTTGTTGGCGCTACTGGGGACTTTGTGATAAAACCGCCGGTGTACTTTGTACTCATGTTCTGTCCTTAAGCGATTGCCAAGAAGATGTAGGTTCCGCCAGAGGCGTTGATGTCTGCCGCCGTACTGACAATTTGAAAACCTGTGGTAATAGCAAAGACGCTGTTAGCGTTGACTTCAGCCGCCAAACTGTTGAGGAGCAATGAGGGGTCTGTGCCGCTTGTCATGCCCCTAGCAGAGTCCCAAACGTACCAAGCACCTGTGGTGTCGGTGCGCTTGATGAGGACAAACCTAGCCCCTGCCGCAAATCCACACGCGATAGTTTGAGTAGCACCCGTGCCTGTATACGAACCCACTTTGGAAACGCCTGCACAAGTGGCAAAAAGATAAGCGACATAGGTAGCTGCGCTTAAATTTACTGTACCCCCTGTACCAACTGTAAAAACACTACTTGTCGGAGCCGTATCATTCCAAAAAACTGATGATGTTACTGCGGCATCGGGCTGGTTCAAATAAAAAGCTTTGGTTGCCCCCAAAGCAGAACTATATACAACCCAGTCTCTTCCAGTCAAAGACCTTGTTTTAACAATCATTAACTCAGGCACTGCTTGTAAGTTATGCGTAACAGTCCTAGCACTTCCCGTCCCTGTATAGCAGACCTCATCAAAGTAGCTAGGGGCACGACTCAATATCCAGTTTGCGTACCCAGAAGTTAGTCCATTTATACCAGCGTAATTTCCGTCAATTCCTAATGCGTAACTTAAGTTATTAAATGCAGTAACAGAAAAGCGAGTGCTATTTGCCGCATCGTAAATTTCTGCGCCGTCGTTATCAATTAAAAAAGTGTTTGCTCCACGCAATCTGTCGTAGAAAAACGCAGGGTATCCAGTTGCACCAGAACGGTTCATACTCCAAATTGAATCTGGTAGGTTTGTTGTTGTAACTGTAGCGACTGCGCCCGTACCATTTCTAGCAATAGGACTAAACACACTAGTCCCACTTGTAGGCACTTTCATTGGGCCTCTGCGAATGGCTATGTAGATGAATGTTTCACCTGAAGACCACAATCCGTTAAATCCAGTAGCAGTAGGCTGCCCGGGTATATAGTTTCCGGGATCATCCGCGCCTGATGAGTTAGGATATAAAATTACATTCCCGTTTGTTGTGGCCGTAAAACCGCGCATATTATCAACAATAACCCAGCTTCCCCCTGTGCCTGACGATTGCTTTGCCAATAACCATTGAGGCTCAAAACCAATATTTACCGTTACTGGCGTTGTAGCACCAGCGCCGGTGAACGACCCACACGAAATCACATTGTCTGTTTCAGTCAGGCCAAAGCCTCCTGCGTTGTGGGCGAATAGGTAGGCTACGTATGTGGTAGTGTTATTGTTTACACCAGCACCGGCTCCTAGAGTAAATTCAGTGCTTGTTGGGGAAGTATTGTTCCAGTGTTGTGCGCCAACGTCAGGCGCTTGCGTTAAGTCTAAAAACAATGCTTGCGTGTTACCTGTGCTTCGGTGGTAAACTTCCCAATTTTGCGTTGAAGCTGGCCCAGTTGTTCCTTTAATAATAATACAACCCGGCACAGAACCAAGATTGTGGGCAACAGTTCTACCTGCTGTTCCATTCCCCGTGTAAGTCACAACATCAAAAAACTTAGGCTGCTCTCGGAATGTCCATGAAACGTAGTTAGAACCAGAAGCGTTGTACTCAGTCCCAGAGCCACTAATTGTGAATCCAGTTGTTGTAAACGAAGTAAGCTGGCCTCCTGAAGTTTGTGCGTCTGTGGTGTTTGAGTATAAATTTTTATCGACACCCCGAACCGTGTCTTGTAGCGTATTGTTTGCAACACTTGTGCGGTTTTTAACCCAAACCAATCCACCTTTACCCGACAAGTTAATGTTGTTGGTAATAGTCTGCGCCCCACTGTTACCCGCCCAAAGATACGTACTGAACACATCCTCAACAAAAGGTGGTGGTGGTTGACTAGGCCACAACCCAGCCGCTTGCAACTGCATCTGTTGTTCTAATGTCCATGCGCCAGACGCAGTGCCTGTGTCACCACCCGTAGTCGTAGGTGGCGTTGCAGAGATAACCCCGCCTTTGTAGCGATTAGACATCTGTTACCCCTATTTCAACTTATGACTTCATAGCTTATGCTGTATGTAATACCGCTGGCTGTACCAGATGTCACCACAATAGAGTGGTCTTCCATCAAGTATATAGCCGTGGTTTTATCAGTCACGATCAACGAAGCATCAGCAGGGACAGACACTGTAGACACAACTGGGTAAGCCGTACCGCCCGAAGGTGCAGAGCCGGGAGTTTGACCGCCGTTAGAGTAGATAGACACTGTGGTATCTACAGCCGCAGAGCCATTAACGTTAGCCGCAACGATCTGGTTGATCTTTAAAACCTGATTACTAGAAGCAGCGTTTCTAATTAACACAAGTGCAGTGGTTCCGCCGGGTGTTAGGTAAGAGGTTGTGCCGGAAGCTGTAGTCGCGGCAAGAAGGTTTGGGTTAGCCATGTTAGTTCCTTAGAAGCCAAAGATAAAGGAGATCATAGTCGCTTTGGCTTGTGATACGCCAGAAGCTGCGGGTGCTTGGAAAGTTGGTAACGCTCCTGCGCCATTACTTGTCAAAACGTGTGTCGCTGTACCGGGGCCAGCCGATGCCTGAAATGCGCCGGTACTTGTAGTGCCTGAGAACACCACGCTATACGCAGTTGTTGTAGAAAGACC